TGCATATTCGTGTAAGAAGTTTAATCTAGCCAAACCTGACCAGATCAGTGCTCTTGACCACGTTGTAAATCTTTGAGTAGTTAACTCAGTACCATTAAGCATTACCCATCTTACTTCACGTTGATACTTAGGATTTAGCTGCCATATTCTATCGCTGCTATCACACCTACGTACATAACCTGATTTGTAAGTCGCTAACATTTGCCCTGTTGGTAATTTAAATTGACGTGTACCGTTTTTCCACTGTCTTTTAGTAGTAACTTCTACAATACCGTCTTCGTGAAGCATAGCGCGTGCGTATGCATTTTCTAGTCGTAATTGTTCTTGTCTCCATCTAGTCATCTGAGTCGGGTTTTAAAAATTCTGTTCCATACATAATATCTGTACCTGTAACATCAAAGCTGTGTTTGTCAGTAAACATTAGTATGCTTCTAATAGTATCTAGTTGTAAATCATACCAGCCATCTGAAGCCATAAGTTTATACTTAAGTCTTTTAGCTGAGGTATATTTATGCGCAGCTAATCTAATTTTTAGCTGATAATGAGGTTTTAGTTGTTTCCAAACGTTTTTCATAGTTTTAATTTTATTATATTATCATTTAGTGTTAATATTATATTTGTAAACATGACATTTTGTCATATAGTTGCGGGAGTAGGAGTCGAACCTACGACCTCGAGGTTATGAGCCTCGCGAGCTACCACTGCTCTATCCCGCTATTTCTTGGGTGGTATCATGCATAATACCCACGCTTTCTGGGGCTAAGTAAACCAAGTCATTGACTCTAATACACTTCCGTACGTTCGCTTATACCCGTCGGTAGTCGACACCACATAGTGTCCTGTATTCTCGGCTTCATAACCGTCCTTCGTGTTTTAACCCATAATATTTTACCCGGCTGTCACTACGACTGGCTTTGTACAACTGATACCTCAAGGAAGCCAAGGCGTCGATTTACTGTTAAGCCGGGTTTTGTAACTCATTGATACCTAAAAACTTAGCAACTGCACCCGTTTACACCTAATGCCTAATGACTAGGTGTACGCTGCCTCGACTTACGTTGCCTTGTTACGGTTAGCTATTCAGTTATGTAGTGGTGGCAGGAGTCGAACCTGCACCTTAGTACCGTAGCACCACTCTAATTAACCTACTCGTCTAACTATCTATCAATGATTACAAGTGCCATTCTTTTAATAGTTTAATGGCTGATGCTTTTATTTTAGTGAAAGAACTATCATCTAACATATCTGTATAGTCTATTATTCTATTCAATGCTCTTTCAACTTCAGTGCATAGATAAGCTGATTCTCTATCAATCATTTCATCTTGCATTTGCTCATATGCTTTTTTACTATCCATATTATTTAATTATTTTCTTATTTCTTGTTAACATCCACTCTATATTTGCTGGATTATGACCTAAGTCAATTAGATATTCTTCTATTTTCTCACTATCACGAGTAAATACATCATATCTATATACAAAACCTATTTCAAAATCAAGTACAAATACGTAGTTTCGTTTATTTATCATTTTATTTTCCATATATTATTCTTTCTAAGTCGTCTTTTTTATAATTTCTTTTAGTCGGGTAGTTTAAATACCTCGTTTCTATGTCTCTAGCTTTTAATATATCTTCGTTCCATGTTCTCTGATCTATTTTGTAGAACGTGTAGAACACGCCACAAAAGAAACAAATACCACATATTATTGTAAGATATAATAATCTTTCTAATTTATTTACTTGCGTCTCCATGATTTGTGTACTGCTGCGGATAGTTCTTGCGATACTACTTGTACCTCAAGAACTTGTTTGTTTGCTATGATAGGTATATAGCTGACTTTTTTAGTCGAACTACAACTTACACAGTTGTTATAACCTAGCTCGATACGAACTGGGTGAACAGTATTTCCACATTTACAGTACATTTTTTATTATATTATCAATTACTTACGTTATTTTGTTTGTAAATACCTTAAATATTCAGTATATTCTTGTACGGTTACGTACTCGTCTATCTCATCAAGATAAACCATATTATCTATTTGATTCATAATTTAAAAGTTTTTAAGTCATATTTCTCGTTATTTCCACGCCATATTTTACTGTATGCAGCTTTATATTGTTTAGGAAACGATTTTTTTTGACTATGCTTTACATATCTATATTCTCTATCTGTCAAACCAGAGCAACTCCCGTTGATTCGTAGGAGCTCTCTGTGTTGATGGTTGCGAGCTTTTCTTTTATTTGAAACATACTCGCATAATTCTTTCATATTAGTAATTACCATTTCATTGGAGCTTCTATAAATGTTAAACCTTTATACTTGAACCAGTGTGATTTTCCGTATTTGTATAAATCATCGCCATCTTCATCAAAACCATTATGTTTTCTGTAATAGCCAAATGAGTTAGGTAAATCACCAACAGTATAACCTTTATACTCTATTCCATTTAAGAATATTGTATTTTTGCCTTTAAATTTAATTGTGTTCATAAGTTTTTATTATATTATCGATTAGTAATTATATTTTGTTTGTAATATTCTTCATTATGTTTCTTGTGCCATTCAGCTTCCCACATATAAATTCTTTCACCGTGTCTTCTTGCTTTTGCAAATCTGTATAAATCTCTTTTCATAGTTATAAGTTTTTAGTCGCCAGTATAATTATCCCATCTAGTTTTACTAGCATAATATTCAGCGATAGATGCTCGCTCTAATTCTTTTAGTTCTTTGTAATAATCACTGTTTTGTAATCTATCATCTCGCCAAGCTTCAACATCTTCACGATTAGGTGATGAGAATCTGTGATAATCTATCTCACAATGATACCAGTTACATTGGAACTTCTCGTTATAAGTAGTTGTTATTCGCATTTTAATTAGTTTTATTATAGATTTCTAATACTTGTTGTCTTTGATTTTTAGTTAATAAAAATGGAGACTTGTTAAATAGTTTTTGAGAAATCATTATTATTTGAGTTTGGTTATAAATCATAGTTTTATTATATTATCAATTAGTGATTATATTAAGTTTGTACTACCATCCACCAAATGTTATAGTTGGATTGTTAAACATTAAGTGATATGAAATCATTAGTATTCCAGATATTGCAAGAGTTGCTAATGAATATAATAGTGTATTGATTGCGTAGTGTTGAAATTTTCTTTTCATTTTATAATATTTAAGTGTTAGTTCTAGTGTGGGTAGTCGAAACCCACCAGTGCTCCAAGACTAGATTTTGAGAGTGTTGATTACTTTACTTCAACAACACTTCTCACTTTTACAGGTACATTAGTTGAACTAGTGTATGATTTGTACTTTAACCAGCAAGGTAATTTTGTAAGTGTATCTTTCATAATTTCAAACACTTTGTCATGATTGTAAGTGCATGATTTACCATTTTTGAAATTAACAGTGATAGTTTGATTTTTACCTACTAGTGATTGTCTAAGAACAAATCTTTTTGAATTTAATTGAGTCATAATTTTAATTTTAAGTTATTATTATTAAGTTATTTAAGTTTATTATATTATCATTAAGTTATAATATTTTATTTGTAATCAAGAGTGTATAATTGTTTATTAGTTAAATGTGTCAAGATGTCATTGCACAAAGTGTCATAATATGTCATAATGTCATTATTAAATAGTATCATTTAACTTTGTTTATTATTATTCTTTTTACATTTAAATTATCATTGTATAAGAATATTAAGTTTGTAAAGTTAGTTTTAAAAAAATAGTAAATATAAAATATAGTAGGCGAAAAGGTAAAAACGTAAAACATTTTGGTATTGTGGTAAAAAACATGGGGGGCCCAGGTAAATCTAAACCATTTTGTAACGTATTGATTATCAGCCAGTTAGGGGTATGATGCAAATATTCTCTATTAGTAACAAGCTTATAAATATCTCTCGCCCCTTATGATATTATACTACGTATAATATCTAGATAGGAGTAATATATTATATATTATATTATATAATAGAAGTATATATTACACAGCAATTTTTAAATTTACCCAAATAAATGTAAATTTTTTTATTTATATGTAAGTATACTTAATGTACACTTCACACAAAAAACAATACTATGAACGGAGCATTTACACCAAAACTTATTAAAAATTTAAAAGGTGCTATGAAAGCTAAACATGCTGGATCAGCACTTAGAAAATTAGAAAAAGATACTGACGTTGTTGGAAATAACCGCGTGGACAACGTATTAATGAAAAATTACAAGAAATAAATAGAACATGGCAATAATATATTCATATCCTCAAGCTACGGTAAAACCTAGTGACCGTATACTTGCATCTGATACTACACAAACAGGTAATCCTACAATAAACATTACTGTTGGAGGTATTGCCAACTATATTCTTACACTACTAGGTTTTGGATCAGGAACTCCTGGTTACATGCCAGTGTGGGTAACAGATCAACAACTAGGTAACTCATACGTTTATCAAATAACAGGTCCTAATACTTCAATACATACAGAAAAAGCTACGTTTGAAAAAAATGTAGGTGTATTAGGTGACGCAGGAATAGATGGAAACCTTGTAGTTGGTGGAGCAGTTCCAACAACAGCTGAGTTTTTAGCTGATGTAACAACTAATGTTCGTGGTGACGCTAACTTTTACAAAAGAGTTAATGTAGGAACAATAGGTACGTTAAATGCTAATCCTTTTCAAATATACAATACTACTCAATTTTACGGAGATATAAGAGATTCAGGTGGTAACATTGGTACGAATACACAGGTATTATCTTCCCTTGGTACAGGAAACGGAGTTGAGTGGGTAGATCAACTACCATCAGGCCTAAACTTTAAAGGAACATGGGACGCGTTTAACAATATTCCAGTTTTAGCCTCTGGTGTAGGTGTACAAGGCGACTACTACATCGTTAGTGCAGATGGTACAACTAACTTAGATGGTTTTAATTCTTGGGAAATAGGTGATTGGTGTGTATTCAATGGAACCGTATGGCAAGAAATAGATAACCAAAATATATTTTCTGGTACAGGTACAGCAAATACTATGACTAAATGGACAGGTACAACCTCATTAGGAGATTCTCAAACAACTGATAATGGTACTGATATAGTAATGAGCGCAGCTGGTTTATTATCTCTTGGAGGTGCTGCAGCTGTTGGAATAGATATTGGTAATAGTCAAGTAAGTACTATAGAATTTACAAATACAGGAAATATAAATATAAATGGTACAGTAGGTACTTTTAGATTTAATAACTCAGAGGTAAGTTTTTCACCTGGAGTAGCTGTTATGGATGCAGCTGCAAACTCTGGGGCTGCTGGACAAGTGTTATCTTCAACTGGAACTCAAGTAGAGTGGATAGATGTATCGGCTGGAGCAGGTGCAATAAGCGGTAGCGGAACAGTTGATACAGTAGTTAGATGGACACCATCAGGTGTAGAGCTAGGTGATAGCTCTATAAAAGATGATTTAAATGCTTTGTTAATTAAACCTACTCTTAAAACAACTTTAGATTGTCCAACTATCGAACTTCTTCCAACAGTGGCTGCTACTATAGGTACAGCGGGTGTTACTACTACTTTTGATGGAATAAACGATTTTCAAAATGACGCTAAATTTAATGCTAAAGTAATAGACACAACTGGATCTTCAGGAACAAGTGGTCAAGTATTAGCTAGTACAATTGCAGCAACACAATGGGTGAGTCCTTTACTTAACACATCCGGAGCAAGACAAATAAGTGTATCAGTTGATTTTAATGAATTAGGTAATTTAGCAACAACACCTAAACAACTTATAGCGTCTCCAGGAGTAGGTAAAGTAATAGAAGTATTAAGCGTAGCATTTAAGTATACATTTAATACAACCGTATATGACTTTACAAGTTATTTAGTAGTTTGTGCTGATGGTTTTATAGGTAATACAGATGCTATACAGTCAGGATTTAAAGAAACACTTATTAACGGAGCAAGTGATGTACTTATAGGTAATCAAAACGGTGTTAATTTAGGATTTGGCGGACAGTCAATAGTAGAAAACACAGCACTAGTACTTGGAACACCAGGTATTGATCCAACTCAAGGAGATGGAAATTTAAGACTAAACATAATATATAGAATTTTAAACGTCAGTAATATGACGGTAGACATAACATAAAAAAAAATTAAAATGGCAATTATACCAGCATCAAGAGGGGTTGTATTTTACGACCCAACACACAGGCTTTATCAAACATCGTATCAGGCAAATGCTAACTTGACTGATTTTACGTATACGATGCAAGATATTATAGATACAGTTAATGCATCAGAATCAATTAGTACAACAACTCAAACGTTGATGAGTTCAATTCCTCCTGCTGGACAATCAGGGAATTATGACATTTATACTGACGAAATGGCTCAATCTGTTTCTGAAGATGTAATGCCAGGTGATGTAGCTTTAATATTCCCTATAAAATCAATTAGAGGTGGCGGTAGTAATAATAATTCACCAAACTATCTTGATCCACATCCTGGTTCTCAAGGTATTGGACATTTTTGTTTGTTTGAAAAACCTATTGTTATTAACAAAAGCCAATATACAAATGAGCAATTATTTGGAAGCCACACCCTGCCTTATGGACAATTTCAGGCAAGTTATATTACTGTACTTAATTTAGGAAATGTTTCTACTGGATGGCTGTTAAAAGGTTTGTGGGAAATGGAAGTAAATGTTCAATATTCTGCGTGGAGACAAAATTTACATGATGGCACGAATCCAACGCCAATACATATAATGACTACTGTAGGTGGTGGTAAGAATAATCAAATTGACTATATGGTAAACTCAGAAGAAGATGGCACTTTTAGTGAGTTATTTCAAAATGAAACAATTATAGGTTCACACAAGTTTGAATCTGATACTAAATATAGAGATGTTGACGATGGAAACGGTGGTATATTTCAAGCTCAAGCAGATTTCTTTACTCATGAAATAATACATAGACAATTAGTTAATAACTGGCAATGGAATTATATGAATGTACAAACATATGCTAACGGCGGTGACGGTGTAGGACCTGGTGGAGCTGCTAGATTATATGGTGGTGCAACTGAAATGAATGTTTCTTTTGTTAATGCAAACCCAGGAGGTTGGTCACAATATAATGGAATAAACGACGCGGTACGTATTAACGACGTTACACTTCCTTTCCACAACCAAAATAATCTTGGAGAACTTACTGGAGGTCCTCTTGATTTTATAACTAGTCTTACAGGAACAGTAACTGATACTAATATTCCAGAAAAAACTTATGGAGTTGGATTTGTAAGACTTACATGGGCTGGAGCTACTGAAGGTCTTCCTTCATATTATTACTACGGCGGCGATGGTATTGGCGTAGGTAATTTATAAAAAAAAACAATGATACGATTTATATTAAATTTAATTAAAAAAATGTTTAGAAAAAAAGTTAAAAAACCTGTTTATTACGAAAATGAATTTATAGTTGGTTATACCAATTTAAAAGATGATTAATAAAGTTGTTTATAGTCACTGGTCAAAACCAGCAAAAGACGACACTGTAGGGTTTAACAGTAAAGAAGCATTTTCAAATAGCTTTAAGCTTTCACTTTTAACAAGTAAACAGTGGGCTAATGAAGTAGAATTAGTAACTGATAAAAAAGGTTACGATCTTTTAATAAAAGATTTAAAGCTGCCATTTGATAATGTTAAGATAGAACTAGATACACTAAACAAAATAGACAAAAGATTTTGGGCTATAGGTAAACTACACGCTTGTTTATTGCAAGACAAACCTTTTATGCATTTAGATATGGATGCTTTTTGGTTTAAAAAACCTCCTGCTCATATATTAAATGCTGACGCGTGTTTTCAAAACTGGGAAACAGACGAGTATAGTCATCAATACTATAGAAGGTTAATAGAAGACTGTCATAGAACACCTGAGTTAAAAATGCATAAATATGTAGATTTTTCTAAGGTTGTATTAAACGCTGTTTGTTGTGGTTTTATGGGTTATAATAATTTAACACATATACCTGAGTGGTATGATTTAGCTTTAGATTATATTAATACAGCTGGTAAAATTGCAGATCCTATGAATGTTCCTTCAATAATGTTTGAACAATATTTTATTAGCAATTTATTGTTACACTACAAAGTACCAATAACAACACTTGGTAAACAATGGGTTGATGAAAGAGATGCTGAAGCATACGGATATACTCATTTAATATCACAATCAAAAAGAAAAAAAGAAATAGAAATAAAAGTAAAAAACAGATTAAAAAAAGAAATAGAAAATGGCTTTAATACCTACAACTTATAAACTTTCATGGTATGACCCATCTAAACCAGGTGGAGTTATAACCGCGCAAAATGACAATGTTAATATAACTACATCTGCTGCTACTCAATATACAATGCAAGACGTTATTGATACTGTAATTGCAGGTGGATCAACTCCAGGAATTAACGATAGACTAGCAGTGTATCAAGAAACATCGCCTGGTCAATTTACACTAGCACCCTCTGCAGCTTCCGTTACTTATCCATCTGTAGCAGGAGCAAACTATATGATATTAAGAGATGCTTATAGTATGGTATTATCAAGAGAACCAGGAGCAGCTGGTGGTGATCCAGAATATATAATTGTAGACGAAAACTTTGGATACAGAGTTTCTTTTGGATACGATGATGATGGTGGTAATTTTGGTTATTTATATAACTGGAACGCTGGAGACTGGAGAATAGGAAGCACAACTCAAAACCCAACGCTTACAATTAAATCATCTGTAGTAAACGGAGGTATTGAAATTGATGGAGGTATTTTATTTACACAAAATTTAGCCGCTTATGCGGATGACGCAGCCGCTGGTGCAGCGGGTGTTGCAACTGGAACATTATACCAAACAGACGGATCAGGAGCAGCTCCGTTGAATGCTGCCGGAATAGTAATGATTAAACAATAAACAAATGGCAAACATTCCTTTAAATTATAAACTTTCGTGGTACGATCCTTCTCAACCAGGAGGAGTTGTTACAACGCAGAACGACAACGTAAACACGGCTACTACTGCTGCTACACAGTATACAATGCAGGATATTATTGATACTGTATCTTTTAGTGGTGGAGCAATAGATGGATCTGGTATAGCTAATCAAATAGCTTACTTTACAGATACTAATACGCTAAGCAGCGTTAATGATGCGTTAATTACTAATGGTTCACTTTTAACCGGTGGAGGTGGTAATCCGCCTTCTTTCACTGTAGCTCAAGGAGTAGCTGGTCAACTTTTAGTTTCAAATGGAATAGGGTCTGATCCTTCTTTCCAATCAGTAGTTACAGGAGTACCTTCATCTTCAGCTAATTTTGATGCAAACACGTTTATAGACCTTGAAGCAGTATTTATAGAAGAAAGATTTGAGGCATTTCAATTTGGAAGTTTGTGGGATACTGCAGTTACTTCTCCAAACGGACATAATGAATTTTTGGCCGTTCCTATAGCACCAGGTCAAATGGAATATAGTAATCCATTAGAAATTGGTGTAGGTATGGGTTCTAACCCAGGAAGTGATTACAGTAAATACGACATTGTACTTAATCCATTTAAATATGCTGACTTTGGTATTTCAGGTGGTCCTAATGGTTGGGCTTTTAATACAGTTAGTGTTGGTAATCCTCAATATATATGGACTAATGTTATGGTTGCTAATTATGGTTATGCTGCTAATGACCCTAGTAAACCTACTACTGATGTGAGATATATGGGCGAAGTTATATGTAACAATGGTGTTGTTCCAATTACAATGGCTCAATATATTCAATGTGATGTTAGTAATCTTGGAGCCGCTAATCTTATGGGTTGGATTGCTTATATTAAAAATTACGGATTTGATTTTGCTAGCAATGTTGGTGTTAACAAAATAACAATTTATTTTTCAGGAACTACAGCTGACGTAACAGTTGTATAATTTTAAAAAAAAAAATAATGACTACAGAAAAATTACAAAAAATTTTAGACAATGCAAAAGGAGCTAGTGAAGCAGGTTATACTGCATTAGCTGGCTATCTTGTTGAGGCATTAAAAAGAGAAAAAGTTCAAGAAGTTTTAACAGACGCTCAAAAAGCAGAATTAGACCAGTTAGAAGTAAATTAACACTTTAACAAGTGATTATATAAATATACCTGCTCGGTGAGAGCAATACCAATTATTAATTAAAACCAAAACCAATGACGTTTTATTATTCGACTAGAACGTGGAATAGTCAACCACAAATATCCGAAGACCAAATTAAACTTTGGAAACATCTTTCAGAAAAGAAAAACTGGAGGATAACACAATTACCAAACGGTTTCTTCCAAACGGAATATAAAGACATAGATTGTCCTTGTAATCCCGATGAAGATCATTGCTGTGAAAAATGGCATGACGTTACAAGAAGAGAAACTATTGAAGGAGCAGAAGCTGCTATTGATGGATCAGTAGAGCACTATGCTAAAAAAGTAGACTTTTTAAAAGGACCAAAGGTAGTTAAAACCTTTAAATAATATCTAAACCACAATAAAATTTAATTAAATAATATGACAGATAAACTTGTTAAAAATCTTAACTTTGGTCAAGAAGCTCAAGGTAAGATATTAAATGGAATAGATAAACTCACAAAAGCTGTTAGCTCCACTCTTGGGGCTAACGGTAAGTGTGTTATCTTAGAAGACAATTTAGGTAAACCCACCATAACAAAAGATGGTATTACAGTAGCAGAAAGTATTACACTGCTTGACCCTGTTGAAAACATGGGTGCAGCTTTAATTAAAGAAGCGGCTCGTAAAACAGTAAAAGAAGCGGGTGATGGTACTACAACTGCAACAATACTAGCTCATTCAATTTTACAGCTAGCTAAAAAGCAAGATAATAACAATGTAAGATCGCTAAAAGAAGGTATTGACTCAGCTGTAAACAAAACAATAAAATACTTAGATAAAATAAGTATACCTGTTGTAGATGATATGGTAGAACAAGTAGCAACAATATCAGCTAATAATGATAATGAATTAGGTAAAAAAATTGCTGAAGCATTTTTATCAGTAGGAAAAACTGGTGTTGTAGCTATGGAAGAATCTGATACAGATCAGACGTATATAGAAATAGTAGATGGTATACAATATGAAAAAGGTTTAAAAAACATGAGTTTTGTTACCGATAAAGCAGGTAAAAAAGCAGAGCTTATAAAACCTTTAGTGTTAATTGTAGAATCTGAAATAGAAAATATACGCAAAATACAAGCTGTATTAGAACATGTTATAAAAACTAATAGACCTTTGTTAATTATAGCTGACGCCGATACTAAAGTTCTTGCTGCTTTAGCTATGAATAAAATAAAAGGTAATATAAAAATAAATATAGTTGATGCTCCAAATTTTGGTGTTACTAAAAAACAAGTGTTAAATGACATTGCTTTAATGACTGGGGCTACAGTTATTAATGAACATTTGGGTGATGATTTAGATTTAATACAACCAGAACATTTAGGTGAATGTATAAAATCAGTAACAACAGAATATGAAACCATTATACAGGTAGCAGGTGTTTCACCAGAAGTAGAAGATGTTATTGAGCAGGTGAAAAAAGATATAGCTAATGAAACAAAACCTGGCCCTATAACAAGACTTGAAAAAAGATTAGCATTACTATCTGCTAAAATAGCCAATGTAAAAGTTGGTGCTAATTCTGACGTAGAATTAAAAGAAAAGAAAGATAGAGTAGAAGATGCTGTTTGTGCTACAAAAGCCGCGATAAAAGAAGGTATAGTTCCAGGTGGAGGTATAGCTCTACTTAACGCGTCAACAAAAATTAAAGCTGCTAACAAAGCAGAACAAGTTTTATTTGATGCTATTAAATCTCCTTTTAATATTATACTTAGCAATGCTGGTATAAAAAATGATATACCCATAGTTAAAGAAAAAATGGGTATTGATGTGGTTACAGGAAATATGGTAAACATGATTGATAGTGGTATTATTGATCCACTATTGGTTACAAAGAGCGCCCTAAAAAATGCGGCTTCTGTGGCTACAACTATTTTATCAACTGATTGTGTAATAAATAATATTAGAATACATGAAGGCGATAGGAGATAATTTAATTATAACACCTATGCAACAAGGTGTAGAAAAAACAAAAGGTGGTTTGCTTTTAACTCACAGCCAAAGAGAAGACATTAGATTTGAAAAAGCTAAAGTATTAACTCAAGGTGAAGATGTTAAAGGTATAAATGAAGGCGATGAAATTTATTTTGATAGTAGAGCAGGCCACAAAATAGAAATAAATAAAGATACATATCACGTTATTAAGTTAAGAGACGTGGTCGTTGTTTTATGAAAAAGCTAAATGCAAGTGATATTAAAGATCTACACTTGTTGAAACATTACCGTATAATACGCAAATGGGCTTGTAAAAACAACGGCTTAACTGATGCTGAACTAGAGTTGATAATATATTTAGACTGTATAGGTTTATTTACAAAAAATGATTTTGAAATAGGTACATATTCATATAGTTGGAACAATAGACGTTGGAACAAATTAATACAAAACGGTTGGATAATTGTTTGGCGTAATAGAAATAGAACAACACAAAAATATAATATATATAAAATTTCATTTAAAGGTAAACAATTAATAAGTAGAATATATAGAATAATGACTGGTGAGGAAGATATACCTACAAGCGTTAAAAGAAACGTTATAATGAAAGGTGATACGTATATGAATAAGGTTTTACAAACCTCAATAGATAATGTTAACAAAGACAAATCAAGATGGCAGACGAAATAATAGACAAATCTAATGTTACAGCTCCAGTAAGTTATCAAGCAAATACTATTCAATTTAGTTCGGATGATGCTATAGCTAACGCTGAAGCAAGAGAGCGTAGGTCTACTGGACTAAGTAGATTAGAGCAAAAACTAGGTGAATTAAAACCTGGAAGTCCTGAGTATGTTAAGCTAGATGCTAAAATAAAAAAGAAAAATTTTAGACGTGAAGCTAGAGCTATTAAAAAGAATATTAGAAAGTTTGGAAAAGATGCTGATTTTAGTAACATGTCTACAGAATTTAAAAACCAATTAACAGCTGGTGGATCTGTAGGTGATGTAGCTCGTAGAGTAAATAAAAGATTAGAAAACTTTTTAGATAGAGATACTCTCGGTGATCAAATAAGAGGTAATGATGTAGATAGAAAAAATATACTTGAACAAGGTTTAAAAAATAGAGATATAAAGATTGCTGAAGCAAAGAAAAAGAAAGAAGAAGAAGACCAGTTAATTAAAAACAAAACTAAGAATGAAAATAATATTTTACCAGCGGTAAGAGATTATTTTAATTTTAATAGAGATAGTAATTTTTCTTCAGGTTTAAATAATAGAACTTTTAATCTTAATAGCAACTATGGTATAGACTATAATAATCGTGGTTTGCTTCCTGGTTTTAATTCGTATGATTTTTTAAATAAAGATTATTCAATTGGTACTACTACGTTTACTTCACCACGAGAAGATCTTGGACCAAATAAAAACGGTAGACCTTTTATAGCTGATGCTAATTCAATAACAGGTGGTCAACCTATTAGTAAAATGTTAAAAAATTTTAGATAATGCCTTATCAAGATTGGTACACACAAGCAACAAACGCGGCGGTAACTATGAACATGCCTCCAGCTTTAGTTCCACCAACTCAAAGTTTTGTGGCACCGCCTAGACAACCATTAGTACCTGTTAATGCTAGACCACTAAACAATACTGATGCACCAGTTGAACAAGAAGATAGATCAACATTTGCTGGTAGTAATTTAAGATCTGCTGGAAGATTTGAAAAGCAAACAGCAATGATTAATCCTTTTGCTGCACAATCAATGATATTAGGTGGTACTGATACTGGCATGATTACAGAAGCGGCAGAAAACAAAAAAAGAAAAAACGTTTATACAGATAAGTTTGAATTTAGAACTCAAGCAGATATGGCTGCTGATCAATATAATTCAGATATAGGTATGAACAATATGAACAGTTTATACGAAGACACATATTTATTATAAATTTAAAAATAACTTATGGCAACAAATAAAACACAAGTAGGACAACAATGGATATGGGAAGGACCTCTAGATCCAACCGGTATGCCAATGGCTAAAGGTAATAGTAGAAATGGCATGCATTTAAAATGTGCGCCATGTAAATATAGCCCAGGTCCAATAACAGAAAAAGCAAAATAAAATGGCAATATCAAACTTTCCACAAAATCAAGCTAGCTATGCTATTGATGTAATACCTAGCGATACTATAAATATTCCACAGCCCTATGATATAGCTAGTGGAAACAATACAGCTGTTGCAGCAAGTGAATTAGTAGACGGAGGTGCTGATTTTATAGCAGCAAACGTATCAGAAGGTGATGCAGTTTATAATTTAACTGATGGAACCATTGCTACGGTAACAAGCAAAATAGATGCTACAAGATTAGGATTAAGCGCGAATATATTTGCTGCTACTCCAAAAGCTTATGCTATATATCAAGGTAATTCTAAACCTAATTCTTTTTTATTATACGTAGGAACTGGTGGTGATGTAAATATTCAAACATCTGCTACTGCTCCAGTATTGTTAAAAAATGTAGCGGACGCTTCATTTATTCCTATTAATGTAGGAAGAGTAAACGCTTCTAGCACAACAGCATCTGATATAATAGCTTTATTGTAATGGCACCAACAATATTAGGAACAGCTAATGCTAATTTAGCTATACCAAATAAAAATAAAATATCACCACCTGTTATTACTAATTTTATAATAATGGAAAATGGTGTTGATAGGATGCTAACAGAAAATGGATTAGACTTAATGATCCGAGAAAACTAAACAACATGGCAGATATAAAATTTTCACAATTTACCGCTGAGGCGGATATTAATAATTTTACTGGAATAGTAGGTTACGACGGAGTTGGACCTGCTAATCTTCGTATTACACCAGCTGATCTAGCTTCTAGCTTAGAACCACTTATTGGTCCTTATTTACCTTTAACAGCTGGACCAACAGTACCTTTAACAGGTGATTTAAACCTAGCTGCTACAGGCGCTGGACCAAGCGTGGGTAGTCAAGCTGTAGTATTTAACGGTGTTGATGATACTAGCGCTGCAGTTGTTGCTGCTAAAATATTTACGCTAGACAGTACTATAAATCCTTCTGGTCAAGATCTTTATATACAAAATGCAAATGACGCTGGAACTCTACAAACAAATATATTTATTGATGCTTTTGGTTTTGTAGGTTTACAAAATACTAGTCCACAAGAAATACTACATGTTACAGGAAACGCTATAGTTGACGGAGAATTATCAATGCAGAGTTTTTATCCTGTTGGTGGAGTATCAGGTCAACCATTAGAAGTTCCACAAAACAACAACAGTGGTGGATGGCAATGGCAAAACATAGGTTATAAATCATTTCAAACATTTGTATGGACAAATGGTAGTCCAGTAGCTTATACAAACTGGCTAAGTGCTACTGCTAGTTATTTACCATTTGACGCTACCCCCTTAATAAATCAAAATAATTTACCTGGTTGGACAGTGCAATCAGATTACAACTGGACGTGTACTAATGCCGCTGGTGGAACAGCTGGTCAAGTAGCAACATTTACATTAGGAGCTAGTGGTGCTGGTACTTGGAAAATTAGAACTTGCCAGCATTGGTTTGATCAAACAAGTCAAGTAGAAATGAGAGTATCTTTAGAAGGTACAGCTACTGGTGGAGCTAAAATAGATATTATTGATCAAAAATCAACAGAGTTAACAGGAGATAAAATATTTTATGGTGAACTGGTTCAGGTTTGTGGAGCTGGAGATACCATACAAGTTGAGGTTGAATTTACAGTAGGTGGTGTAAATCCATTTCCATCAGCTTCAGGTAATAGACCAATAGAAATAACTTTTGAAAGAGTAATATAATAATTTAAAACTAAAACAATGGGACACGGATACACGGGTAATCACCCAAGATATACAATGATTCACGATAGAGAATTAATTTACGATGCAAAACAACAATTGCGTAGAGCAGATAAATCAATGCACGCTTATGATGACAAACATCATGTGACTAAAAAAGTAGATGAAAAAGATGAAACATTAATGGCTTATGATAGAGCAGCTACTAAAATGCTTCCAGGTAACATACATCCATTAAGCGATGTTTATGGAAAGGTTAGAAACCTAGAAACATATATGCCAGTTGACGATAGAGCTGCAGCAAAATTAAATAAAGGCGGCCAAAAAATCGATGCAATGGGAGATGGCGACGGTGATGTAGATGCTAACGATTTTGCTATGATTGAAAGAAAAGGCGCTAAGAAAAAAGGTTGTAAGTATAAAAGGTAATGGCCTTTAAAATAAAAGCTCCATACACAATAGATAATACTCCTGTGTATAGAGTAGAGTTTAAAGACCCAGCAGTCCATGGTGTTACATTAAATACTGGGTGTATTGTTATAAATAAAAACCTACCCAAGGATGTTGAGGAACAAACTATAAGTCATGAAAAAGTACACACTGATCAAATAATGAGAGGTGATTTATATTATGATGACAAGTATGTTTATTGGAAAGGTAAAAAATATTTAAGATCTAAAATGAACGAGGGTGATAAAAATTTACCCTGGGAAAAAGAAGCTTATGCCAAACAAAAAAAAATTTAGCGAAACAAAAGTCGGAGCGTTTTTAAGTAAAGCAGCTCCAGGTATATTAGGTACTGTTGGTGATGTGTTACCAGACAGTGGTGTATTTGGTGTAGTAAAAAACTTAATACAAAAAGAACCTGATACGGTGTTGCCACCGGAAGATAAAGAAAAAGCTATGAAGCTTTTAGAAATGGATATTGTAGAAATGAAAGAAGTATCAAAACGTTGGGCTGCAGATATGAAGTCTGATTCATGGTTAAGTAAAAACACTAGGCCTATGTCTTTAATATTTCTTACAGTTTCTATGGTTATATTAATATTATTAGATAGTTTTGAAATAGACTTTAGCGTTGCTGATGGCTGGGTACAGTTGTTACAAACGCTTTTAGTTACTGTTTATGTGGCTTATTTTGGTTCACGTGGAGCGGAAAAATTTAAATCTATAGGTAATAATAAATAAGTAAAGTATATTAAAAATTAAATTAAATTAAAATTATGAGTAAAGAAGTAAAAAAAATAACTGAAGAACAGTTAAAACAAATTCAAGAAGCACAAGCGCAAATGGCCGCGGTAATAAATCAAGTTGGAGCTGTTGAGGCTCAAAAGCAAGATATGCTAGCGCAGGTTCCAGTTCTTAAATCTAAAATGGATGAGCTTAAAAAAGAGCTAGAAGAACAATATGGCGCTATTAATATTAACGTGCAAGACGGGTCTTACGAAGAACTTCCTCAAGAAAACTTAAAAAAAGTTGACTAATGGAGTCTAATATAAGAAAGATCAGTATTGGCGCTGACTATAAAAACGACGCTATGCACTATTCTATTGGCCAACAAGTTTATGGTGGTCACGAAATATCTTGCATATTGTTAGATTCAACTGATAGTTCTTATAATATTTATATAAAGAAAAACAATGAGGTATTGCCATGGAAGAAATTTAATTCTAACATGGCTATATCTGTTGAGTATGATTTAGAATATTAATGAGAAGTATTCAAAACTTTATTATTACGCCTCTTAATAAAAGATATGAAAATGAATTAAGAGTTGGTAATAAAAAATTAATTATAAACACTTCAATAGAAGAGTTTGAGTTTATAAGTAGGTTTGCTAAAGTTATAGCAGTGCCTACAGCATATCAAACAGAAATAAATGTTGGTGACATTATAGTTGTACATCATAATATATTTAGAAGATGGTATGATCAAAATGGAGAAGAAAGAAACTCTGCGTCTTATTTTAATGAAGACATGTATTTTGCTTCTCCTGACCAAATATATTTATTTAATCAAAGTAATAAATGGAAAACATTTGGTGACTATTGTTTTATAAAACCAATAAAAGATAAAGACTTAGTTGGTATTATAAAATATAATAACAATCAGTTAAAACAAAAAGGTTTAAAAACAGGAGATGTAGTAGGTTATCCACCGGGTAGAGAGTGGAGGTTTTTAATTGATGAAGAACTTTTATATTGTATGAAATCTAAAAATATCTTTGCTAAGTATGAACACAAAGGAAACGAAGTTGAATATAATCCACGCTGGGCAAAAGGCGGTGGACGAATTAATAAAGGTTGCTAAAGAACCTATTGTAGATTCAGACGACGACATATCAGCTGATCGTTTAAAAAACGCTGCCGCTACTAAAAAGCTAGCAATATTTGATGCGTTTGAAATACTTAATCGTATACAAGAAGAAAAAGATATGTTAGAAGCTAAACCAAAAGAAGTTAAACAAAAAACTTTTAAAGGTTTTGCAGAAGGGAGATCTAAGTAATGTATAAGCAAAGTTTATATAAAATATTAGAGGAACATATAAATCCTAAAGTAGTAAAAAGATTAAACAAATCTAAAAAATGGGAGTATGGTTACAACAAAGAATATGATGTAGTTGTAATAAGTAAAGATGGAACTATTGGAGATATATATGAAATACAAAATCTTAAAATAGCTTTACCAAAACAAAAAGATGTTTATAGATTTAAAAACAATAAATGGAGTAAGTTTGAATATCCAAAAGAGTTAAATAAAATAAAAACTGTTTTTGATTTTAAACAATATCCAGAAGATTTTAAAGAACAATGGTATGATTACATCGATAATGAATTTACTCGTAGGGAAGAAGGTTTTTGGTTTTATAACAAAGACGTTCCTACTTACATTAGTGGTACTCATTACATGTACTTGCAGTGGTCTAAGATTGACGTCGGGGCACCAGACTTTAGGGAATCAAATAGATTATTCTTTATTTTCTGGGAAGCTTGTAAGGCAGATACACGATCCTATGGGATGTGTTACCTTAAGAATAGGCGGTCCGGGTTTTCTTTTATGGCCTCAGGAGAGGTGGTTAACTTGGCAACCATATCAAGTGACTCCAGGTATGGTATATTATCCAAGTCTGGACCTGATGCAAAGTCCATGTTCACAGATAAGGTGGTACCCATATCAGTTAATTACCCCTTCTTTTTCAAGCCGACCCAGGACGGAATGGACCGTCCAAAGACCGAGCTTGCCTACCGTGTCCCAGCCAGTAAATTTACCAGACGTAAACTTACCGCCGCCACCACCGATGAAACCTTACAAGATACCCTCAAGGGACTTGATACCACTATCGACTGGAAGAACACCGGTGATAACTCCTACGACGGTGAGAAACTCAAACTCCTCGTTCATGATGAGTCGGGGAAGTGGGAACGCCCCAACAACATCCTCAACAACTGGAGGGTCACCAAGACCACGTTACGATTAGGTAGTAGAATAGTTGGAAAATGCATGATGGGTTCAACAAGTAACTCATTAGATAAAGGAGGTGATAACTTTAAAAAATTATACTATGATTCCGATGTTACTAAACGAAACGCCAACGGACAGACTCGTTCGGGACTCTATTCTTTGTTCATACCTATGGAATGGAACTACGAAGGATACATCGATACTTATGGCATACCTGTATTCGATACACCTAGAACAAAAACAGTTGGCCCAGATGGGTATGAAATTACACTAGGAGTTATTGATTATTGGCAAAATGAAGTTGATGGTTTAAAACAAGATCAAGATGCTTTAAACGAGTTTTATAGACAGTTTCCTCGTACAGAAAAACATGCATTTAGAGATGAAACAAAAGCTTCATTATTTAATTTAACAAAGCTTTATGAGCAAATAGATTATAATGAAGAAGTTTTAGCAATGAGTCCTTTAGTTACACAAGGTAATTTTCAATGGGAAAATGGAATAAAAGACACTAAAGTAATATTTATGCCAAGTAAAAACGGTAGATTTAATATTAGTTGGGTTCCAAACAAAAATTTGCAAAACAATATTATTTTAAAAAATAATACAAAATATCCTGGTAATGAGCACATAGGTGCTTTTGGTTGTGATAGTTACGATATATCAGGTACAGTAGACAAAAAAGGTTCTAAAGGTGCATTACATGGTTTAACAAAGTTTAGCATGGAAGACGCGCCTCCTCATCATTTCTTTTTAGAATATATAGCTAGACCACAAACAGCTGATATATTTTTTGAAGATGTTTTAATGGCTTTAGTATTTTACGGCATGCCGTTATTAGCAGAAAATAATAAACCAAGATTGCTTTATTATTTAAAAAGAAGAGGATATAGAGGCTACTCTATGAATAGACCTGATAAAGTTTGGAATAAGTTATCAGCTACTGAAAAAGAAGTAGGTGGTATACCAAACTCAAGTGAAGATATAAAACAAGCTCACGCCGCTGCTATTGAGATGTATATAGAAAATTATGTAGGATACGGTAACGATGGTTATGGTGATATATATTTTCAACGTACTCTTGAAGACTGGGCTAAATTTAATATAAACAATAGAACTAAGTTTGATGCAGCAATTAGTTCGGGGTTAGCTATAATGGCTTGTAATAAAAATAAATACAAACCAGTTGCTGATTTTAAAAGACAGGTAGTACCTTTGGGTTTTAAAAAATACAGTAACTCTGGTTATACTTCAAAAATTATAGAATAAATGAATGGTGTTGACACTAATTATCTAAGTGGCTTTCCTAGTCAGGTGGTACCTTTTGAGGAAAAGAACACATATGAATACGGCTTGAAAGTAGCTAGAGCTATTGAAAACGAATGGTTTAGTAATAATAGGTATGGTAGCGGTAGCGTTAGATATGGTCTATATAAAACTAATTATTCTGAATATCACAATAGAAGACTTTATGCTAGAGGCGAGCAATCAATACAAAAGTATAAAGATGAGTTAGCTATAAACGGTGATTTATCTTATTTAAATTTAGACTGGAAGCCTGTTCCTATTATATCTAAGTTTGTTGATATAGTAGTAAATGGATTAGCTGATAGAGATTATGATATAAAAGCTTATTCACAAGACCCTGATTCACAAAAGAAAAGAACTGATTATGCAACTGCTTTAATGCGTGATATATCTGCTAGAGATTATTTAAGAAAAGCAAAAGATATATTAGGTATAGATTTATATTCTACTCAACATAAAGAAAATTTACCTGAAAACAAAGAAGAATTATCTTTACACATGCAGCTTAATTATAAGCAAAGTATAGAAATAGCTGAAGAAGAGGTAATATCTAATGTATTAGCTAAAAATAAATTTGAACAAACTAAAAAAAGAATATTACAAGATTTAGTAGTGCTGGGTATTGGCGCTGTTAAAACTAATTTTAATACTTCAAACGGTGTAACCGTAGAATATGTAGATCCAGCTGAGTTAGTTTATTCTTATACAAAAGATCCTAACTTTGAAGACTTATATTATGTTGGTGAAGTTAAAATGATAAGTATAGCTGAGCTTAAAAAACAATTTCCTTATTTAACAGATGCTCAGTTAAAAGAAATAGAAAAGTTTCCAGGTGAACAAAATTATTTAAGAAACTGGAATGAAGCACCAGATGTAGTTGCTGTTATGTTTTTTGAGTACAAAACATATATGGATCAGGTGTTTAAAATTAAAAAGACAGATCAAGGTTTAGAAAAAGCTCTTGAAAAACCAGATACATTTAACCCTGAAGAAAACGATAACTTTGATAGAGTTTCAAGATCTATAGAGGTTTTATTTACTGGTGCTAAAGTATTAGGTATAAATGATATGATTCAGTGGAAGTTATCTGAAAATATGTCTAGACCTTTTGCTGATAGTACAAAAGTACATATGAATTATTCTATTTGTGCGCCACGTATGTATCACGGTAGAATAGAGTCTATTGTAAGTAGAATAACTGGGTTTGCTGATATGATACAGTTAACACATTTAAAACTACAACAAGTAATATCGCGTATGGTACCAGATGGTGTATATGTAGATGTAGATGGCTTAGCTGAAGTTGATTTAGGTAATGGTACAAACTATAATCCACAAGAAGCATTAAACATGTATTTTCAAACTGGTAGTATAGTTGGTAGAAGTTTAACTCAAGAAGGTGATCCTAACAGAGGTAAAGTTCCAATACAAGAACTGAGAACATCAAATGCTGGGGCTAAACTACAAAGTCTTATACAAACTTATCAATACTATTTACAAATGATAAGAGACGTGACCGGATTAAATGAAGCTAGAGACGCTAGTACTCCAGACCCAGACGCGTTAGTAGGACTACAGAAACTAGCTGCTTATAATTCTAATGTGGCAACTAGACATATATTACAAGCTGGTTTATATTTAGCTGTTAGAACTGCAGAAAATATATCGCTTAGAATAGCCGATTGTTTAGACCATGAGTTGTTGGCTCAGTCTTTAAAATCATCTATTAGTACTTTTAATGTAGGTACGTTAGATGAAATACAACATTTAAACCTTCATGACTTTGGTATTTATTTAGAACTAGAACCAGATGAAGAAGAAAAAGCTATGTTAGAAAAAAGTATACAAATAGCTTTACAGAGTGGTGGTATTAATTTAGAAGACGCAATTGATATTAGAGAAATAAAAAATATTAAACTAGCTAATCAATTATTAAAACTAAGACGTAAACAAAAACAAGCTCAAGAGCAACAACAGCAACAAGCCAATATACAAATGCAAGCTCAAGCTAATGCTAAAGCAGCTGAGTCTGCGGCTATGTCTGAAGTTCAAAAACAAGAAGCTATAGCACAAACACAATTACAAATTGAACAAGGTAAGTCTCAATTTGAAATACAAAAGCTAGAAAAAGAAGCTCAAATTAAAAAAGAGTTAATGCAGATGAAGTATCAGTTTGACATGAAGTTGGCTGAAATGGATATGTTAGCAAGACAAGAAAAAGAAAAAGAAATAGAAGATCGTAAAGATCAAAGAACAAAGATTCAAGCTACACAACAAAGTGAAATGATTTCACAAAGAAATAATGATTCACAACCTATTGACTTTGAAACTAATGAACAGTTACCGGGTGGTTATGATTTAGATCAATTTGTGTAGATTTTTTTATTAATTTTATATTATTTTATTATGGCAAATACTAAAGATTCTGGATCTCTAAAGATCAAGAAAAAATCTATTAAACAACAGACTGAAAATAAAGAACCTGTAAAAGTAGATTTAAGTAAAAAAGCAGAAGAAACAGTTGAACCAACTGTTGAAGCTAAAGTAGATTTAACACAAGAAAAACCAAAGGAAGATGCCGTTCAAGAGCAAAGCACAAATGACAGCAATGCTGCTGTCGAACAACCCAAAGACAGTAGCGACAGCGAAAAAGTGGTTGAAGAAGTACGGGACACCGAAACGAAAGAAGTAGAAGAAGTTACACCTTTACAAGAAGTTACTGATGAGCCTATAGTTGAAACAAAAACAACTGTTGAAAAAGAGCAGCCAGTATTACCAGAAAATATTGAAAAGCTTGTAAAGTTTATGGAAGAAACAAATGGAACAATTGAAGACTTCGTTAGACTTAATGCTGATTATTCTGATGTAGATTCTAATGTGTTATTAAAAGAATATTACAAACAAAGCAAACCACATCTTAATGATGAGGAAATAAAATTTATCATGGAAGAAAACTTCGACTATGATGAAGATGTTGATGAAGAGCGAGACATCAAACGAAAAAAACTCGCTTACAAAGAAGAGGTTGCTAAAGCCAAAAACTTTTTAGATGATCTTAAAAACAAGTATTATGATCAGGTTAGATTAAGACCTGGTGTTACTGAAGAACAACAAAAAGCTATTGACTTTTTTAATCGCTACAAAAAAAATCAGGAAGTTGCTTTACAACAACATGAAGATTTTAAACAAAAAACATCTGGTTTATTCAATGAGGAGTTCAAAGGTTTTGACTTCGCGGTTGGTGAAAAGAAATTTAGATATGGTGTTAAAAATCCTAATGAAGTTGCAAAGGCTCAGAGTAATTTACAAGACTTTGTTCAGAGGTTCTTGGACGATAAGGGCAATGTAAAAGATACTCAAGGTTATCATAAAGCAATCTTTGCTGCTAGAAACGCGGACAAAATAGCACATCATTTTTATGAGCAAGGTAAAGCCGACGCTGTTAAAGATGTTGTTAATAAATCAAAAAATGTATCTACAGAGGCGCGTACGTCTCCAAGTGGTGATGTATTTGTTGGTGGTTTAAAGGTTCGTGCAATTAGTGGTTCTGATACTAGTAAATTGAAAATTAAAAAACGATAATTTAAAAACAATTAATTATGCCCTTAAATCCTTTATTTGGTAGTTTAAATCCTTCACAGATCCAACAGATCACGTCGGATAACTACCTTAGTTTTACAGATGGTACTAATGACTTTGCTCAACAGTACCTACCTGAAATCTATGAAGCTGAAGTAGAGAGATATGGAAATAGAACTCTAGGTGGCTTTATTAGAATGGTCGGCGCTGAAATGCCGATGACTTCTGACCAAGTAGTTTGGTCTGAACAAAATAGATTACATATATCTTACGATACTGTGCAGCCATTAGGTGCGCCAGGAAACGTATTAGATTTATTTGTCGCTCCAACAGCTGGACTTGCAAACGTTATTACTCCAGGTATGACTGTAGTAATTATGCCTAAGTCTGGTGGTGATTCAATCAAAGCTTATGTTGCTGACTCTGGTATTGTTACTGGATCTGCGCTTAACGCAAATGAAATCCAAGTTTTCCCATATCAGGAAACTTCTGCTGGTGGTGGTCAAATTCCTGCTGATGCTGTAGGATATAAAGTATTCGTATATGGTTCTGAATATCCAAAAGGAAGTTCAGGAGTATTAGAAAACGTTGAGCCTTCTTTCACTCAGTTCTCTAACAAACCAGTTATTATTAGAGATAGATACGTTGTATCTGGATCTGATACTGCACAAATTGGTTGGGTTGAAGTAACTACAGAAGATGGTGCAACTGGATACTTATGGTATCTAAAAGCTGAATCAGAAACTAGATTAAGATTTGAAGATTACTTAGAAATGGTTATGGTTGAAGGTGAAAACGCTGCTGTTAACGGTGCGTCTGCAAACTTATTCCATACTCAAGCACAAGCTGGTATTACAGACTTTAATGCTGCCAATGCTGCTTTACTAGGTACTGAAGGTTTATTTGCTGCTATCCAAGCTAGAGGTAATGTATTCTCTGCTTTCGCTGGCGCATTAGCTGACTTCGATACAATTCTTGAGAACTTAGATAGCCAAGGAGCTATTGAAGAAAATATGTTATTCTTAGACAGAGCTACTGAGCTTGATATTGATAACATGCTTGCTTCACAAAACTCTTATGGTATCGGTGGTACATCTTATGGTGTATTTGAAAATTCTGAAGAAATGGCTCTTAATTTACAGTTCTCAGGATTTAGAAGAGGATCTTACGATTTTTATAAGACAAGCTGGAAATACTTAAACGATGCTTCTACAAGAGGTGGTTCTAGTAACTTTACTACTGGAGATGACATCGAAGGAGTATTAATTCCTGCTGGTACTTCAACTGTTTATGACCAAATTCTTGGTACAAACATTAGAAGACCTTTCTTACACGTAAGATATAGAGCTTCTCAAACTGATGACAGAAGAATGAAATCATGGATCACTGGTTCTGTCGGTGGTGCTTTCACTTCTGATCTTGATGCGATGGAAGTTCACTTCTTATCTGAAAGATGTTTATGTGTACAAGGTGCTAATAACTTTGTATTAATGACAGCTTAATACTTTTATAAGGTAAGGGCGCTTCGGCGCCCATATACCTTTAACTTATTTAATTATATTATATCATGACAAAAAAGAAAAAACAAAAAGAGGTTGTTGTTGACAACTCTTGGGAAATAAAAGATAGACAGTATTATTTATTAGGTGGTAAAGAACCACTTACATATACACTATCTTCAAGACATACACAAAGATACCCATTACTGTGGTTTGACGAGGAAAAAAATGAGCAAAGAGCTTTAAGATATGCTACTAATCAAAACTCACCATTTGTTGATGAGCAAAAAGGAGAAGTAACATTAAAACATATTCAATTTAAAGATGGTGTTTTAAATGTTCCAAAGCAATATCAAGCTTTACAAAAATTGTTATCATTATATCACCCAAGTTTAAACAAGAAATATGCAGAAAGGAAACCAGTTCAAGTAGCTATTAATGAGGTAGAAGAAATAGAATTTGAAATAGATGCAATGAACATAGCTAGATCACTAGACATTGACTTAGCTGAAGCTATATTAAGAGTAGAAAAAGGAACTAAAGTATCTCAATTAAGTACTAAAGAATTAAAAAGAGATATACTAGTATTTGCTAGAAAAAATCCTAAACTATTTATTCAATTAGCTAGCGATGAAAATGTTCAGTTAAGAAACATAGCTATTAAATCGGTTGAACAAGGTATAATAACTTTGTCTAATAAAAACAAAGATTTTTTATGGGCAGAAACAAAAGAAGTTATTATGAAAGTTCCTTATGGTGAAAATCCATATACTGCTTTTGCAGGTTTCTTACAAACAGATGAGGGAATCATGGTGATGAAATCTATAGAAAAGAAACTATACTAATAATAAACAGGCGGGTTAACGCCCGCCTTTATTATAACAAAAATATACTATGGCTATAAACGTAAATGCTGTATATAGAACTGTATTATCAATTTTAAATAAAGAGCAGCGTGGTTATATGACGCCTGACGAATTTAATAAAACAGCTACTCAAGTACAGTTAGATATATTTGAAAAATATTTTGATGATTTAAATCAACAGATGCGTATTCCGCAGACTGATACTGATTATGCTGACAGGCAGATGAATATAGATGAGAAAATAGCTATATTTAAAACCTTTGGTGATTGCGCTTATCAAGCACCAGGAGGTTATTTTACCCTTCCTACCGTAGACTTTCTCGGTAATACAGTCGAGCTTTATAGGCTTGGCAGTGTCGTATACAATGATGAAGTAGAAATGCAAAGACTAGATAGAAACGATTTTTACTATGTAGAAAAATCTGGATTAACTAGAGCTTCATTACAATTTCCAAATTACTTATATGAAAACGAATTTTTATTTGTTAGACCCACAGCTATAACTAGTAGGGTTACGGCTAACTATGTTCGTAAACCTCTTGATGTAAGATGGGGTTATAATATTGGTCCACAAGGACAATACTTATACGACAGCACAGTTTATGAACCTACATTAAACCCAACTGGTTCTACACAATTTGAACTTCACCCATCCGAACAAAGTGAAGTAGTTATAAAAATATTAATGTACGCGGGTATTATTATTAGAGACCCACAAATAGTACAAGCAGCTGCTCAAGAGGCTGCAATGAATGAGCAAAACGAAAAATTATAATAAATGACGCTAATCTCTGAAAACAACAGACAGTATTACATCGGTGCTCAAAGCTTTATAGCATCCGGAGGTTTACCTGAATCGTTTACTACTACATTTAACACTGATCTAGTTTTTGCAACAGCTGATCCCACTAATGTTAATTGGCCTGCAAATAATTTTTATTTAGAAGTTAGTGTTGATGGTGGTTTTACTTACACACCTTTATACAATACGTATACTGTTGTAGATAATACTATTACAGTTACAGGTGGTTTAGCAGCTGGTAATTATTTAAGGGTACAACTTACTGAAAACACTGTGTGGCAAAATTACGGTGGATATGCCTACACTAGATTATCAGATGTTATTACAAACTACATGATAGCTTATGTTGGTGCAGGTAAATTAATATCTAATGTAAAAAGAACTGATGTTATATTTCATGCCAAGCGAGGTTTACAAGAGTTTAGTTATGACACGTTAAAAAGTGTTAAGTCGCAAGAGCTACAAATACCACCAAGTTTATCGCTTATTATACCACAAGATTATGTCAACATTGTTAGGGTATCATGGAAGGACGAATTAGGAGTGTTACATACTATATATCCTAATAATGGTTTGACAACTAACCCATATGAAAGTATAGCACAAGATCAAGATGGTATACCAATACAAGATGCTTTAAACGAAAACCTAGAAACTACATCGTTAACTAAACAAGCTTGGAGACAAGCTAATACTAGACTAATATCTGGTTGGAACGGTAACTACTGGAGTTATTATACAGATTATTTTAATACTCCATATCCTTTATATTGGAACGTAATTGTAGGTCAAAGATATGGTTTAAATCCTCAAACTAGTCAAATAAATGGTTGGTATGGATTAGACGAAAGACAAGGTAAGTTTACTTTTTCTAGTAATTTAGCTGGAAGATGCATTGTGTTAGAATACATTTCTGATGGACTTTCTTGTGATTTAGATACAAGAATACCTAAGATGGCAGAAGAAGCTCTCTACGCTTATATAAACTACCAAATATTAGCTACTAGAGCTCGTATGCCTGAGTATATAGTTAAAAGGTATCAAAAAGAAAAATACGCTAAGCTAAGAAATGCAAAAATTAGATTATCTAATATTAAGTTAGATCAAATAGTACAAGTAATGCGTGGTAAATCTAAATGGATTAAACATTAAAATTAAATGGCAGAAATAAAAAATACTTTTCTAAAGTCTAAAATGAATAAAGACTTAGATGAAAGATTACTACCCAACGGTGAATATCGCGACGCTCAAAACATAGCAATATCAAAGTCAGAAGATAGTAACGTTGGAGCTGCTGAAAACATACAAGGTACAGAATTAATATTCAATGGTAACGTAGGTGAAATTGTTGGTGTAGATGTATTAGGTGGTAATCGTTTACTTATTGTTGGTCAGTACGCAGATGAAGTAAATAGTAGAATATATTTATTTTTAACAGATAATACAGATCCTAGACCAGGTTATAGTAGTATAAGTCAAAATGCTATTATAAGATACGACATAGATAATGGGGATATATATTTATATGCAGCTGGACCGTTTTTAAATTTTTCTACAGGTTATCAAATACGTAGTGTTAATTTAATAGAAGAGCTTTTATTTTGGACGGATAATAGAAACCAACCAAGAGTAATAAATATAAATAATCCAGATGCTGTTTTATGGACTAATTTTGTTTCTATTGCCGGATTACCTTATACTAGTGAAGATCATATAACTGTTTGTAAATATAATCCTTATAAAGCTATTGAGGTTTGGAAAGACAATGCTGGTGTAATTGAAACAACTATGACTGATGCTGTTTCACCAGTTACCCCAATGATAGGTCAAATGGAATTAGATTCAACATTAGCACCGTCTACACCACAAGTAATAAGAGTGATTGCACCACCTACTGACGCTACACCCGGGCTTACTACAGCTTTAGCGGCGGCAAATGGTATGAATGTTTGGACTAGTGATGGTCAAATATTACCAGAAGATGATGTTATAGTTATATCTGCTCCTAACCTTAACGAAATAGAAGTTCAAAAAAGAAATGGTGATAATATAGTTTTTAGATTTAACGCTCTTAACGATGGTCAAATATATTTTGGTTATGCAAATCCTAATTTTGTAAACACCGGTGCGCCTGACTATATACCAAGCTATGCTGGTAATCAAGATTTTTTAACTGATAAATTTGTTAGGTTTAGTTATAGATTTAAGTTTGTTGATGGTGAATTTTCTTTAATGGCTCCGTTTACACAATCAATGTTTATACCTAAACAATTTGGTTATTTTTTAGAAAATCAAGAAGCTAGTGATGAAGATAGAACTTATGAAAGCACAGTTGTTTCATTTATGGAAAACCAAGTTAATAGAGTTTTACTTCAAATTCCTATGCCAGATGAAATGGATGGTACTCAAATAAACGCTGATGAGTTACTAGAGAAATTAAAAGTTGAAGAAATAGAAATACTATATAAAGAATCTGATGGTTTATCTGTTTCTGTTGTAGATAGAATTACAAGTGAACAATTAAATGCGGCTGGCGCTGTGAGTATATACGAATATGATTATCAAGCTACTGAGCCATTTAAGGTATTACCAGAAGACCAAACAACAAGGGTATATGACAAAGTACCTGTAAAAGCTTTAGGCCAAGAAATAATAAGCAACAGAGTTGTATATAGTAATTTTCAAAACAAACACACTCCACCAACCGCATTAGATTATAATGTAGGTATTTCAGCTAAAATTCCTTATAATGAACCTAATAGTAATTACTCTTATTCAGCATATCCTAATCATAATGTAAAACAAAATAGGTATTATCAAGTTGGTGTAGTATTATCTGATAGATATGGTAGAACATCTACGGTGTTACTTTCTAATAATCAAGGCTTTATAGCTGCTTCATCTCCTAATCCAGAGTTTGGTGCTGACACTATATATGTTCCATATCAAAACGAATATGATACTCAAAATTTTAACAATATAGTTGACTGGCCTGGTAATAGTTTAAAAGTATATTTTAATAGTATTATAGATTCAGCTAAAGATAATGCTAGTGGAACTCCTGGTTTATATAATGGTGATCCTACAGATCCTCGTTATAACCCACTTGGTTGGTACACTTATAAAATAGTAGTAAAACAAAAACAACAAGAATATTACAATGTTTATTTACCTGGTATATTAACTGGAGAGCCTGGTGATTCTAGTGCTTCATTTGATGATCAACAATATTATACCTCGACAATTACACTTTTTAATGACAATATAAATAAAGTACCACGAGATTTAAAAGAGGTTGGACCAGATCAAACTTCTTTTAGAAGTAGCGTACAGCTTTATGGTAAGGTAAGTCCTGAGTTGCCTATAGCACCAGTTACAGTAGCTGTAACTACTCCTAGGTATAACACGCAGTATTTATCTAACATTGTTTCAGATACTGTTACTCAAATAGCTAGACAAACAGAGTTATATCCGGAGTTATATTTTGATATATCATCTTCGTGGACGCCTCTTGAAGATGTCTATGATACTAAAAATAATCCTTATTTAGCAAGAGTAGCAACGCAAAAGCTAATTGGTAGCGCGGGTGCTCCAGGTCCATTACCATCTGGTTATCCATTTTTCTTAAGTGTTTATGAAACTAAACCAGTAGAATCTAGACTAGAATTATTTTGGGAAACATCTACATCAGGTAAAATTAAAGACTTAAACGACGCTATACAAACAACAGTAGCATCTGTGCCAGATGATTTAGAAAATTTTACAGTTAATTTTATTGAAGATAGAAATTATACTTTTCCAGTCCAACCATATTCAAATGGTCAAGGACCAATTATAACAGATGACTTTTATGTTGAAGATGCGCTAGGTGGTTCAATAGCTAATTCTTCTATATCAATGACAGTTGTTGATGGCGCTGGTACTGATGTAAGTGGTCTATTTACTTTAGTTGAAACAGCGGCCGGGGTTTTAACCCCTAATGGAAATACCCATGCTTATGATAGTTATACGCTGCAAATAAGTAGTTACTTTGTATTTTTAGCAGATTCACTTATAAGAACATTTACATTTGATTTTATAGCTACAAATGATACAAGTGGTGACATTGGACCGGTTATACAAAAACAAATACAATTAGGTAATGCTGCGCCTGTATTTGATCCACCTGGTGGAGGATATAGAATATTTCCTTATAATAGTTTTGGACTAGGAAATCCAGTATATAGTGGTGAAAATGGAACCGCAGATCCAGGGCCTAACGATGCTTTAGAATTACAGTTTTCTATATTAACGCAAACACAATACGGTCAAGATGTAAACATATTTGCAGTAGATGAGTTTACAGGTGAATTTACACAGCTGCCTCAAACAATAATGTCTGGGCCATATAATATACAGTTAGCTGTTACAGACGCCTTAGGTGTGGTTGGAAGCTTAACAACAGTAATAGAGTTACAATGGGACTTTGGCGAAGCTTCTGTAACATGTACTTTTATTGATTCAGGTGAAGCAATTAACTTGCTTAAAGGTTCTGATGCTGGTATGGTAATATGGTCAAATAAATCTACAGGCCTTACAGTACCTGGTTATAATTTAAACAGACCGGTTGCTCCTCAAAACTACGCGAGTAATATATGGAATCAAATACCAGATCCACAAAACCCAGTTAATGTCAACACTGTTCCATATGGACCTCCTGGTTCTGGGTTTTCATATAATGTTAAGTCGTTAGATTTATCTGATGGACCTATCTGGTGTAATTTAGATGCTAATAAAAGAGGTTTATATAAAGGTTGTATGTATATTACTGTTCAATTAGTACAAACAATAGACCCAAGCGCCGCAAGTAATTTACAAATCCCTGATCCATTAAATATAGACGCAAATGTGTGGATACAAAGAAGAGATGGTTCTGCTTTTCCTGGTCCTTGGGCAGATGCTATTGATAAAAATGGAGATGTAGTTGGGCCAGACACAACAATGGGTGGTATTTGGAAAGTAAATTATCCTGTTAATAATCAAAATGATTATGCTTTAAACCTTGGTAGTTTAGATGATATATCAGAGGGAGCTGGTTATCCTCAGCCATATGTACAACATACTTTAGTTGGACAAATGGATAAACCTCAATCAGTAGCAAGTCAGCAATTAACAGTTGTGTGTACTAGAACTTTTGCTTTTGATTCTAATAATCCATCAGCATTAGGTGATTATAGAGTTATGGTTGATCAAATACGAGGTAGCCAAACAGAAGCTCCTAATCCAAATGTAACAGATTCTAATAACGGTATTTACAACAATGATAATATTAGTTGCAGTATTACTTATGGTGATTTTTATTATCCATATGGTATAACTAATCCAGCTTGGCAGTATTCTGTAATGGAAACATCACAGCCAAGTGTACAAGATGCTGAAAACTATACAGGTCCACAGTGGCAAAATGTTTTTGCAAGAGAACCTTTCTTTAGATATGTAACTCAATTTTATACAGACTCTACATTAACCACGCCTTGGACACCCAATCAAACAGGTACTAATCAGTGGCATGCCTACAAATCAAGACCAACGGCGGGTATACCAGGTGGTCAAGGTAATCCTATTGGTAATGATGGAGCGGCTGTAACTTTAAACAATTTTAATAACTCAAATTCTAATCCTCAAAACGATAGAATATGGTTAGCTAGATTTAACAACACAGGTAGCAGAATTGGAGAGACTTATCCTAAATCAATATAATGTTAATTTATTAAAAAACAAGTGATTATAAATTATGCCAGCAATAGTAGAAGTAAATTATTTTAACTCTTTTTGGTTAAAGAAGGTTGTAGACGGTAGAGCACAGACTGTCGGTGGAACAGCTTTTCCAGAAATAGATCCAGCATCCTTGCCTAGTAAACTTGTATACCCAGGTGTTATATCACCTAATACATCTACTACTGGGGCAGCATTTCCATATTTTGCGCAAGCTGGTGTTTTAACTTTAGCAAGCTTTACTCCTGATCAAGGGGTTGTATCCTTATTAGATTGGCACGTGGAAGAAGCTAGAATACGAGGTGGGTATAACAATGTAAATGTAGACTATGGTGTTAAAGCTTATATAGAAGAAGAGTACCCAGAAGCAGCTATTAGATTTAACTCTATGATTTACAGCGGTATATACAATGCTAGAACAGGTGTAAACAATACTAATCAATTTCCAGTTGGAGAAGACATTATAAAAAGTGTAGATCCAAGAAATGGTAGTATACAAAAAATATATGCTGAAGATACTAACCTAATAATTTTCCAAGAAAATAAAGTTAATAGAGCATTAATAGATAAAGATGCTATATATTCTGCAGAAGGCGGTGGAACAGTTACATCTGCTAATGTTGTAATTGGACAAATAGTTCCTTATGCTGGTGAGTATGGTATTAGTGATAACCCTGAAAGTTTTGCAGTATATGGTTTTAGAAAATATTTTACAGATAAAAACAAAGGCGCTGTTCTTAGATTATCTCATGATGGTATAACAGAAATATCAAGATACGGTATGACTGACTTTTTTAGAGATCAGTTTCAAACTGTAGATACTATTGATAGTTTTGGACAGTTAATAGGTGGTTGGGATAATTATACCAAGCAATACACTTTAAACATTAAACCACACAACCAAACAGGCGCTGCTGGTTTTAGAACATTAGCTTTTGATGAATCTGTTTTAGGTTGGCCAACTTTTTATAGTTACAATCCTAACTTTGTATTTAGTGTAAATGGTACTATGTATTCTATACCTGATTACAATGCTAACTCTGATTTACCTGATCCAGGTGGAAACATATATAGGCATTATGTCGAAGGTACCGGTGTTAATAGAAATAATTTTTATGGAGTATCTTACCCGTCAAGTATAGAATTTTTATTAAACCCTAATCCTTCTACACAAAAAGTATTTAAAACAATTGCGTATGAAGGAAACAATGGCTGGCAAGTAGACTCTATAACATCAGATATTACAGGTTTAGATTTAGTAAATGCCAACTGGCAAACATCAAGCGACAACAGTGCGCAAATAGCTAGTTATTATGAAGGTGCTTATACAGAAGACAATGTACAGTACTATGCTGGATTTAATAGAAAAGAAAATAAATACGTAGCTAATTTAGTTAATAACTCACCTGTGGCACCTGGTGAAGTTATATTTGGTGTGGATATAAGTGGTATAAAAGGTTATGTAGCTACGGTTAAAATGTCTACAGATCAAACAACAAACCCTGGCGGAACAAAAGAATTATTTGCCGCATCATCAGAGTTTGTTATATCATCAATTTAAATTATATTATATGGATTTTAATGTAAGAGCTCTTACTACTAAAGACTGGGATACCTTAGTCGAGTGGTGGGATTGGTGGCCAGGTTGGACTGCGCCGCCTAAAGATTTTTTACCTAACCATGGAACTGGAGGTTTTATGGTAGAAAAAAATAACAAGCCCATAGTGGCTGGTTTTGTTTATTTTACAAACTCTAAAATAGCGTGGGTAGAATATATTATATCTAACCCTGATTACAAAGAAGATGATAGACAAGACGCAATTAAAAAATTATTAACAGAATTAGAAGAATTTATTACTACAATGGGATATAAATACATGTTCAGTGTAGTACAAAATAAACATTTAATAGAAATACATAAAAATTTAGACTGGAATATAGACGAAAAACCGTCATACGAATTATCAAAAAATTTATAATATGGGAGCAGGAACAACAGCATTAGTCGGCATGGGAGTGTCAGCTTTATCTTCATCTATTGGTGCGGGTGTAAGCGCTAGGCGAGCTGCGCGTAGAGCAAGAGAAATGCGTTTAGCACTTGAAAACTTTGAAAACAATAGGCAAGACGTAATTAATCCTTATGCTGGCGTAGAAGACCTTAGCGATATGGCTACTAACTTATCGGATAGAATTACAAATCCTTTTGCAGATCTAGCTGTTGCAACCCAAGCTGCAGAGATGCAAGCTGAAGAAGCTGATATAGCTTTAGCTAATACCTTAGATACATTAAGAGCTACAGGCGCAAGTGCTGGTGGTGCTACAGCTTTAGCTCAAGCAGCATTAAGAAGTAAAAAAGGAATAGCCGCTAATATAGAACAACAAGAGGCTCAAAATCAAAAGTTAAGAGCTGAAGGAGAGCGAATGAGACAACAAGCTGTGCTTGATGAAGAAAGAAGAATACAGGGTATTGAAATATCTGAAGGACAGAGAGTTCAATCAGCAGAAGCACAAGGCTTAGCCTTTGAGTTTCAGGCTCAAGAAGCTAGAGACAACGCTAAGATTAATCGTATGTACGGTGAAATGAGATCAGCTCAACTACAACAAGAGCAAAGTCAAGCAGATCTTTTTGGAAACATATCAGGAGCATTTGGTAATATAGCACAATTTGCTGGTACAGAAGTTGGTGCTGATTTCTTTGACGGACTATAAAAATAATAACATGGCAAAAAATAATTTTATTACAGGACCTGTTTCATATGGAGGCAAAGCACAGCAGTTAGCTATTGGAGCTGGTGTAGCTAAAGCTTTTGGTAGAGGCGGTTATGACTCATTAAGAAGAGATTACTTACAAAAGCAGTTAATAGACCAAGAATTAAATGAGTTTTCATCTGTATATGATAAAATAAATAGTATACCACAAACCGGTGTAGAAACTTTTGATTCAAATATTAATTCGTTTTTTAATCAAGGTGCGGATAAAATATTTAAAGTAAAAAACTTGATGGCCAATGGACATATGAGTCAACAAGAAGGAGCAAAGATTATATCTGAAACAGAAAACTATATAGATAAATACAATATATTAGCTCCTAAAATTGTTGAGCAAATAAAATATTATAGAGATTCTAAAGCTACAAACAAAATATCTAGAGTAAATGATGATGGTTTATCTGCAATGCTAGACGCTATAGCTAATAATGCTGGTGGTATAGAGCTTTTAGAAAAAGATGGTAAAATGTATTTAACAGGTAGTGGAAATGTAGGTGGTCAAGACTGGCAATACAATATGAACTTAGACGAACTTGGCGGTTTGCTTAGTCAAGAAGGTTTTGCTATGATTAAAACAATACCTAGCTATGATGATTTAGGTATTGACGCTTTGTTTGAAGCTCAAAAAGGTTTATTAAAAGGAGCTACAGATACATATGAATATACAGATAGTCAAGGTAATATTAAAACAAAACAAGTATATAATCCAGAAAGACTAGGCGAGTTAATGGTTGAAAGAGGTTTATTTGCAGAGCTTATTAATGATCCTGAAATGGAGGTTGTCTGGTCAGACATGGTTAATGCTGATAAAGAATTAGGTTCTTTTCAACAATGGGATCCTTCTAATAAAGATATGAGACAAACAATGGAGGCTTTTTTAATAGACAAAGCTATTGCAAGAAATATTCCTGCTGATGAAATTATAGACGTAAGACAACCTAAATCTCCTAGTTCAAAAGAAGGTTTTAACACTGGCGGCGGGTTTAACTTTGCTCAAACTTTATTTAAAGATGTAGCGCCGATAATAAAAGAATTTACAGAGCTAGAAGCTTTTGATCCAGTTGAAGGAGAAAATATTGATGGAAAAGGTGGGGGTATGACTTCGCTTAAAAGCCCTAGAACAAAACTAACACCAACAAGTATAACATTAGATCCACAAAAAGCTATTGACTTATTACAAAAATATACAGATGGACAATCTTTTTATACTACACTAGACGCTAATAGTAAAGGTGATTTATTAGCAGATGCTTTCAACATGATTGACGCCTTAACAGAAGATGAAATTAAAACTGATTATTCAGAGTTTTATGTAGAGGATGGTGATTTAGATAAAATGAAAAAAGATATTAAAAAAGCACAAAGTAACGCAATAGAAAGAACAATACAATCATTAACGCCTAACGATCCTAAGTCTAGACAAGTAGTTGTTATAAGAAAAGGAGAATTAAAACCTACAAAAGTAGAGGGTAATATATATTCTGTATTAAAAGAAGTTATAGAAAACACAAATTATATTTCTGGAAAAGATGTTGGTTATGCTTTAAACGCATTAAATATATTTACAAATCCTAATCAAGGTGGTTTTGATGTTAATAAGTGGGGTGATTATATTGTTGAAGAAGAAATAATTACAGATCCTAATAGGCTTCAATTAAATACAGACTTTAATACAAACGCTAGATAAATAATATGTTTGAAGAATATCAAGATGGTAATACTATTTTTGAAGTATCACCAGATAGACTACAAGACTTTTTGAAGCAATATCCTAACGCTCAGAAAAGAATAAAAGAAACTGAAACACCAAGTATTGTGCTTGAATCAGAGTATATAGGAGAGCCTTTACCTACAACTGATCCGCCAAGACAATACATTACGTTTAATACTACTCAACCTAAAGTAACAAATAATAAAGGTCAAGTATTACGCGGTGGTCTTAAAGAAAACTTTGTTGTATATAAAGACGAGTATAACCCTGATGACTACGGTATGAGCTTTGAAGAATATGCTAAACGTATGGGTGTTGATATTAAAGAAGAAAAAGATTCTGATTTTGAAGTTGATGAAAGCATTGAACCAGTTGTGCTAGGTGAAAAGAAAACTAGATTAGTACCTAGTGATAAGCCAACGGCGTTTCCAGCCTTGGGCGCAGAAGTTGTAGAAGATGAAATAGAAAGTATAACACCTACCAAAAAAAGTAAAGCTTTAAATGATTACAGATCAGAGTTTTTAGAAAGAATGAAGTTTATAAAACCTGATAATTATAAAAACGAAGCAGTTAGCTATGTGTTTGATAGTTATACAGATAAAGTTTATAAAGAAAATGCTGAAAAGTTTAGAGCAAACTTACGTATTGATGAAGGAGAAACATTTAAAGATGAGGCTTCAAAGACTATTGGTTTTGGAAATGTAGGTAGAAGAATATTAAAAAGAGGTAAAGATGGTGTTGTTGAAGGTGAATACGAACAAATGTATAATTTATTACAAGAGCAAATGCCCGCAGAACTATTTTCAATGTTTGAGCAGGTTGGTTTTGATTCATCTAAAATAGATTATTCTACAGTTATGAAAATGGCTGAAGAAAATCCTAATATAAGAAATCAAATTAATAATTTTATACAAGAAACAAAAGCTAAAGAAACAACTTACATACAAAATAAATATTCCAATGTATTAAGCACTGATCAAATGTATTTAGCTATACCTCAACCCAACCCTGATTGGAATACAAGACAAAATAGAGTTGCTTCACAAAATGAAGAAGTTAAAAAAAGATATAGAGCTAAATTAGCTGAAGCTGGTTTTACACCTGATTTAATAGCTTATTATACCAACAATATGGAGTTTGGTTCTAATAAAATACCTGATCAATTCCAAGCTGCTTCAATGCCTGGTTATGACGATGATTTTATATTACAAGATCCTAAAAAAGCTATATCACCAGAAGAACGTAAAGCTTATTTTAAAGGTTTAGAAGAGTTTGAAAAAAATCAAAGAGAAATTTTTAAACAAGAAATAAATAATTATAATATAAGAAACGCTCCTGTTGTTCAAGAAATAGCAGACATGAGATCTCAAATAGAATCTATAAATGTAGATGATATTAAAACAGATGGTGATGCTGATTATTATAACTCTTTAATAGAGCAATACAATAATAAAGTTGCAGAGTATGCAACTAGTGATTTAGCTCAAGAAGGTTTAACCTTATATAGCCAATCAGAATATTTAGCAGACATAGGAAATCAAATAATGAACCAAGCTAATATGCAGCAAAATGTAGATTTAGCAGCATATGGTGCGCAGTTTAATTATAATAATTTAGATAAATTCATAGCAACTATTGAAACACAGTTGCTAGCGCCGGGCGCAATGTTAGGCGCAAGCATAATAAATAGAATTGCTGAAGGAATTGTTAGTGGACCATTTGGAAATAATCCAATATCACAGGTCTATAATAGTGCTGATGAATTTTTAAGTGGTGAAGAAGTTGGAGATATAATGTTAGGTACTAGCAAACCTGATTATACTGGTTTAAAAAACGGTGCGCTTAATTATTATAAAGCTGTAACAGAAGATTATGAAAAAGAATTTGCTCCTCCTATAAAAATTAGTGATGTAATGGACGATAGGTCTGCCGCTAATTTTGGTGACTGGCTTAGTGGAGCTACAGCTGAAAACGGTTTAACTATAGCGCAAGTATTAGGACCAAGTTTAGTTGCTCGTGTAAGTGTTCAACTTCAAAAACAAGCTTTTAAAAAAGCCCTTACAAAAGGTAAAAACTTTGATCCTGATTTATATAAATTAAGACCAGGTGGTAACATTGCTAACAAAGAAGACTGGATACCAAACGTAAGTGCTGGTAAAGGATATTATAAAAAGAAACCTGGTAAAGAATTGTTTTTTGACGAAAGTAGTTTAGACAGTAGGTTGTTTGATTTAACTATAAAGAAAAAAGCTTTACAAAGAGCCAACAACGTTACCATGGCTAGTTTTTTTACTGCTACAGGCGGTGGAGAAATGGGTAGACTAGAAGCTAGTTTTCAAAAAGCAGAGTCTGAATTAGTAAAATTAAGAGCAGCTTTAGCTGAAGAAAAAGATCCTAGCAAACAAAACGAAATACTAAGCCAAATAGATTATTATGAAAACGTAGCTGATAGCGCTGCTTGGCAAAGAACTTTTCAAGGATTATTGTTTGGTACAACAGAAATGTATGCAGAAAAATTTGGTACATTAAGATATGTTAACGATGTTAGGTTTACTAGGAACATGTATGGTAGAAAAGGTCTTGAAGATACGTTTACTAAAGGTTGGAGAAATACTAGTTACTGGAAAAATAGAGCTAAAGATTTAGGCGCTGGAACTTACAATCTAGGATATGGAGTTGCTATAGAAAATGTAGAAGAAATACTTACAGCAGCAGGACATGGTTTAATTAAAAGAACTGTGGTTGGAAGTAATGATCCTGTTTTAAAAGAAGTAAACATGGATTTAATAGCAAACACTACATTTGCTAGCTTGATGATGCAGTCACCTAATACTGCTAGTAATGTTTATAACTTTATTAGATACGAGTCTAGCACTTATAGTGATTATCAAAGAGCTGTACAATACGGTACTGAAAGAGCTAAAATACAAGAGCAATTAAATGATTTAAATATTACTCCTGAAAAAAGAAAAGAGTTAAATAAAAAAATGGAGAAATTAAATCAACTTGTTAGATTAGATAGTCATAACAAGCTGATGAGATACAACAGGTTAAGTGATAAAAACAAAGAGCTTTATTTAGAACTTAGAGCTAAACAAAATTTCCAAGAAAAACAACTTTATCAAATAGCTGGTAGTGCAAACTTTGGACAAGATGGATTTGCTGAAAATTTTGAAGCAGCAAAGAAAAGAGTTTTAAAAACAAATGATCAACTTCAAGAAGTATTAACTGATACAAGATCAAGACAGAAATATAAAGACAAGCTTAAAGAACTTAAAAAATTTAATGAAGATGGAGGTTTAAATCTTTCGTTTGTAAATCCAGAAGTTGCTAATGCTAATCGATTACTATATGAAACAGCAAAAGAAATGGCAGAGTTGTTGTCTGAAAAACAAGTAATATCTTTTAGTAGCGCGCAAGAAATTGAAAGCTTTATTAAGACAAACAATATATCTGATTCAGTTGCAGAAGAGTTAAGAAAAATGGGTTATGCCTACAACGATCCCAATGGCAATATATATTTAAATGAAAATAATATATATTCTTCTTTGGTAGGTGTTAACTCTCTAGAGCTAGGTCTTACTTTTATGGACGCAAAAGATGTAATAAAAGCTTTAAAGACTGGAGAAGTAGAAACTAATATATTAACTCAAGCAAGTACATACGAGCAGTTTAGAGCAGCAATAGCCCCATTACATGAGGTAATACATGATGAAATAGATAGAAGAAAAATATTTAGCGGTGTTTATGAAAACGCTAAAGAAGCTGCTATGGGTATTTCAAATGTTTTAAAAAATAAAGTAGACAGCGGTCAATTAGATAGAGGTATATACGAGAAGATAACAAAAATTATTGATAAGTATAAAAATGAAGATGGAGAGGTTGTAGACGCTAGTGAATTTATAACAGTGTTAGGTGAAGCAATGCTTGGTGGTTATTTAAGTGTTAATGATTTAGCAAACATGCATGGTGTTAAATCTTTTCTTAATAACATATTTAGAAAATTAGGACCGTTGGGTAGTGCTATGGTAGATATTACTGATCCTTTTGGAACACCTCAAGACATGTATAATTTTATGGCTGAGTATGTTAGAAAGCAAATTGTAAAAGGAGATGTAACAGCTGTAAGAATACCTGAAGAAGAAAAAGAAAGATTAAAGCTTGAAACAGAAGGTAGACAATCTGTTGCAAATGTTGATGCGCCTAGACTTGATAAGAAAAAATTTAACCTTCAAAACCTTACTAACGAGCAATTAATTAGAAAACTTAAAAATGCTAAAGGTTACGAAAAACAAGTTATAGAAGATATATTAATAGACGCAGCAGCTAGAGTAGGTTTAAGAACAATGGGCTTTGATAGTAGAGCTGGTCTTGGAAATATAACGTATGAAGAAGGTTATCAAGTTGCTAGAGAAAGAGTTGTTGATAGAGGTTTATTAAATAAATTTGATCCCCGTATAAATGATAATTGGAGTACATACGCTGGTAGTCAATTAAAGTTTGATTTAACAGATGTCATAGAGAGAAATAAAAAGAAACTTGATACTGAAAGTACAGATAGTGAAATTGCTAAACAAGTTGAAGACACTACAGATACTACAACTGAAGTGGTTGAAGAAACTGCTGTTGAAGAAGTAGAACCTACTATAGATATATTTGATATATTGCCTCCAGAAATTAGACAAGAAGCTCAAGAAGAAATAGATAGAAAAATAAAAGATAATAACATTGATCTAGGCGATGCTAACTTAACGTTTAAGGAGCTACAACAGATAGCTCCATACGAAACATTAGCAAAATATTTTGGAATCCCCGTATCGCGTATTACACAACCGTCAGATAATTTAAGAAAAGGCGATGACATTTCTAAAATACAAATGTTTATATTAAAAAATGTAGATAGACTTATAAACACTAGACCAAAAGGTAATGCAGATGTTGTTCAGACTAAAGCTGTTGGTAATCTTAAAGCTAAACTAGAAGGTGGTCAATCAGCTGGTATAAGATCAAGAAACTTTTTAAACACAGAATACGATAAGGTTTTAGACGCAAAGGGTAGACAAAAAAAGATAAACAATAACTTACAGTATAGAATAAAGCCAGGTAATAGAAATAGATTTTTAAAAGCTTCTGGTATTACTAACAATAAAGTAGATAAAAACTATATACCAAGAGGTCCTGAGTCTCAATATATAAAAGGTGTATTAGAGTTATTAGCTAGAAACATGGCGTTAACAGGATTTGGCCAAGCTGTTGATCAGCAACAAGATCAAGCTGTGCAAGAAGAAACTACAACACCAGAAAAAGCAGCAACAAGAAAAGCTACTGTAAGACAAAAGACAGCGCCTGCTAAAGCACCACTACTTAGGTTTTCTCAAATGGCAAATGAAGTAGAGAAGATTATAAATATAAGAGGTGATTTTAATCTTGATGAAAAAGGTATAGATAGATTATTAGAAAATTTAAAGTTAGATAAAACTTTTGATTTAAAAAAATCTGATGGAAGAACTAAGTTTATAGAAGTAATTAAAAAGAACTTACTACCTTTAATGCCTAAAGAATTTTGGTTTAGTACAAGAAAAGACGGAAAAGTAACTGGTTCTGCTTTTACAGCTAGCAACAAAACGTATGGTTTAAGCATGGGTAACAAAGAAGAAGCTGATGCTTACAATGCTTTTAAAGATGAAATATTTGCTATAGGTAATAACCCTGAAACTAAATTTGGAAAACCTATAGAGTATAAAGATGAAAATGGAAAAACTATAACTGTTGATTTAAAAAGTGTTACAAAAAATTATAAAACAATTTTTGGTGACAAGACTAATTATAAAGATAAAATAGTAAAAGGTTTTGAAGATGGATCTATAGATACTTGGAATAAAAGTGTAGCTGCAATACACAAAGAGATGTGGAAGCGTTTTAACAAAGCTCTTAATTCTGAAAATAGAACTGCTGAAGCACAAGCTATTGGTACTTATTTAAAACTAGTTGCTAATGACACTTCTAGTTGGCACAAACTTGGTGCTCAATTAGTTGGCTACTCAAAAGAATTACAGCAAAGAAAAGAAGGTAAAGCTCTTAATATAGAGTTTGAGCACGCTATGCCTGCCACAGCTGCTTACTTGTATTTAATGGATGCAGCGCTGCAAGATCAAGTAGACTTTAATACAGCATACGATTTAGTTATAGATAACTATAAGCTTATTGTTTTAGATAAAGCCATGGACGATAAACTTCGTAACGCTAGAACAGCATCGGGTTATAGTTTACAAAGACGTATGCCAGACAACTGGAGTGTTGTAGATGGTAAATGGTGGCAAAGATATTTTAACGAAATAGTTGCTGCTCAAAATGGAGGTATTGATCCTAACTCTATAATAGGTTTAGATGGCAAATCATTTGCTGAAACATTTAAAGTTGATGCTAAGGGTCAACCAACTACAAAAGAAATAGAAGACTCTAAACAAAAAGCAGCTAAACCAAATGCTAAAAGATTACCAAAACAAGTTGCTCCAAAGAGACAATCAGTAAGTAATAATGAGATATTAGATAGATTAGGTAACTTACAAAAAGCTTTTTTAATAGCACAAAACCCAAACAACGAAAGTAAAGGTATAAGTGTTTACGATTTTGATGACACATTGGCTTTTAGTAAAAGTAAAATTATAGTTACATTTCCTGATGGTAGAGTAACTAAAATTACACCAGCTGAATTTGCGACAGACTCTGTTGATCTTGAAGCCCAAGGCGCTGTATTTAATTTTGAAGAGTTTAATAAAGTTGTTGGTGGTAAACCTGGTCCATTAGCAGCTAGGCTTAAAAAAGCTATTGACAAGTTTGGTAATAAAAATATATATGTTTTAACAGCTAGACCAGCGGCGGCAGCTCCAGCTATATATGAGTTTTTAAAAGGTATTGGATTAGAAATACCACTAAATAATATAGTTGGTTTAGAAGACGGTAGTCCTCAAGCAAAAGCCGATTGGATTATAAGTAAAGCAGCTCAAGGTTTTAATGATTTTTATTTTGTTGATGACGCTGTTAAAAATGTAAAAGCTGTTCAAGACGCTTTAAATATATTAGATGTTAAATCAAAAGTACAAGTAGCTAGACGTAGAAACAGTGTCCAGATGGACAATGAGTTCAACGAAATGATTGAAAGAAAAACCGGTATTAAATCCTATAAAGAATATTCAAAAGCAAAAGCTGCATTAGTTGGTAAGACCAGAAAGGATAAAAAGTTTTTTATTCCACCTAGCGCCGATGATTTTGTAGGGTTATTATATAGTATTGTTGGTCAAGGTAAACAAGGAGATGCAGATTTAAAATGGATAAATGATAATTTATTAATGCCGTTTGCATATGCTATGCAAGCAATATCACAAGCTAATATATCAATGCAAAATGATTATAAGGCATTAAAGAAAGAATTAAAAATTGTACCTAAAGATTTAAGAAAAAAAATACCTGGTTCTGTATTTAACAAAGAACAAGCAGTAAGAATTTATATATGGAATAAACAAGGTATGTCTGTTCCAGGTTTAAGCAAGTCTGATTTAAAAGAAATAGACGATTATATAAATGAAAATGAGTATTTAAAGGTTTTTGCAGATCAACTTATTAATATATTAAAGGGAGAGAAATATGCTAAGCCAAGAGAGGGATGGTTAGCTGGTAGTATTACAACAGATTTATTTGATACATTACAAACAGATACGCGTGCCATGTATCTACAAGACTGGCAGAGAAATGTTGACGTTATATTTTCTGAAAAGAATTTAAATAAATTAGAAGCAGCATTTGGCAAGCCATATAGAGTAGCTTTAGAAAATATATTAAAGCGTATGAAAACCGGTATTAATAGAACTGGTTTTAGTGATAAGCTAACTTCAAATGTTACTGATTGGTTTACTAATAGTATTGGTGTAATAATGTTCTTTAATACTAGATCAGCATTACTTCAAACTATATCTTCAGTTAACTTTATTAATTTAGAAGACAACAATATAATCGCTGCTGGTAAAGCTTTTGCAGATCAAAAACAATATTGGAAAGACTTTATGATGATAATGAACTCACCGTTTTTAAAAGAAAGACGAGGAGGTTTAAGGTTCAATGTAAATGAAAGTGATATTGCTGATATGGCTAGAAAAGATGGTATGCGAGGTGTAGTAGCTAAATTATTACAACTAGGTTTCTTACCAACTCAAATAGCAGATAGTGTAGCTATTGCAACAGGTGGCGCTACTTTTTATAGAAATAGAGTTAATACTTATATTAAAGAAGGCTTTAGCCAAAGTGAAGCTCAAGAAAAAGCATTTATAGATTTTAGAGAAATAGCTGAAGAGTCTCAACAATCAAGTAGACCTGATAGAATATCAATGCAACAAGCTGGTCCATTAGGTAGATTAATTCTAGCCTTTGCTAACACACCTATGCAGTATGCAAGACTTATTGGAAAAGCTATAGATGATTTAAAAAATAGAAGGGGTAATTGGAAATCTAGTGTTTCTAAAGTTATACATTATAGTATAATGCAAAACTTAATATTCACAGCTACTCAACAAGCTCTGTTTGCAATTGGTATGGGAGACTTTGATGAAGAAGATAAAGAACAAAAATATGTAGGAACAGCAAACAACATGATGGATGGTTTGCTTAGAGGTTTAGGTTTTGCAGGTGCCGTAGCTTCTGTTATTAAAAATGCTATACTAAGAGGTGTTAAAGAAAGTAAAAAATCAAGACCAGAGTATGAAAAAATAGCATATGAATTATCTAGAATTTCTCCACCTATATCTTCTAAATACTCTAAAATTACTCAAGTTGGTAGGGCTCTCAACTGGGATATGGACGATATGCAAAGCATGGGATGGGATATACAAAATCCAGCATATTTAGCCGCAGCGCAAGTTATAGCAGTTGCATTTAATATACCATTAGATAGAGCTGTAATAAAAGCTAGAAATATAGATGATGCATTATATTCTGATCTTCAAACTTGGGAACGATTAGCTTTAATAGGTGGTTGGAGAGCTTGGGAGTTAGGATTAGAGGATAGAATAAGACCTAAGAAAAAGAAAAGAAAGAAAAGAAAACCGAACGTATTACGAAGCGGTGTTAAAATTAAAGGTGTAAAAATAAATTAATATGAATGAAAAAAATACTTGCCCTATCTGCAGTGGTTACTGTGGTTTGTGCTAATTTGTAATTTAAAAAAAATGAAAGAAAAAATAAAAAAAGGAATAGACAAGATCCAAAAAGCATGGAATAAATTGCTGTATAAACTAATGTTTAAAAATTATAAATAATGAAAAAACTCTTTACATTACTATTATTATTAATAACTTTTACTACAAGTTCTCAAAATATTTTTAAAGAATTATATAAAGATTTTTTAAAATATGGAACTATATATGTAGCTGGTGATTTAGAAAATCCAAAAGAAAATCCACCAGATTATTTTGTAAGAACAAATCCTGACGGAAATCTATATACACCACCTGTAGTTGTAGATGGTACTGACTACTATGATTTTGATTATCGTTATGGTTTTGGTATACGTAAACTAGCTAGATTTGATTACGAAATAAAAAGTAAAAGCTATTATGATGGAACAGAAAATAATGTAGGTTTAATTGCTACCAACTCTCCTGTTAAAGGTTTAGAGTATGTATTTCACTATGAAAAAGAAAGATCAAGAGATGAGATATATAAAAACCATAGATACTTTGTTAAGCATAGTGGAAAATACCACATTGTTAAGTTAGAAAGTAGAGCACAAGGTAGAATTAATTTTAACTATAAATCAGCTGAAGTTAGAGCTAAGTTACCTATTGGTGATAAGTTTAGTATATCTGCAGGAGCTATTTATCGTACACATGAAAGAGCGTACGGATATAATCCAATTGAAATATGGTTAAATGAAACAGATAGTAATGGTTGGCCAATTAATTATTGGTATCAATTAGGTTACAACTATGGGTTTACTGATCAATGGGTAACAATTAATATTGATGGTGAAGAGGTTTTTGATTACTACTGGTACGATCCACAAGGTAATCCTGTAGCTTATACTGATTTACAGTTTCGTGATACAGTTTTTGAATCATTAATTAATCGCTACAATAATGAACAATGGGATTTACTAGATCCGTTTGGTGTAGTTTCACCTGTGGTCGGTTTTGATTTTTATCATTATAAAAATAACTTTTGGCTTCACGCGTTTGGTAGTTATTTATTACCATACCACAAGTATGTAGAAGGTGATGTTGATTTTAGTTATTTAAATAGAAACAATTGGGGTCTCGGAGGATTACGACAAGACGCTGATCTAGAGCAATGGGAGGACTATCAAGCTGGTATAGTTTTTGGATGGAAACTTAGTAGATCGATAGGTGTATTCTTTGAGGGAGAATATACTAAATTTTGGGATAGTAAAATATATAACGGTTCAGTTGGTCTGAACATAACACTTAGATAAAATGGCAGGAGCACCACAAATAGGAGAAGAAACTAAAGTAACGCTAGATCTTAAAACAATAGGTATGATAGTAGGTTTTGTAATAACCTTAGCAGGTATGTGGTTTGGCTTACAGTCTGACATAGCAGAAGCTAAAGAACTACCTTTACCAGCAATTGATAGAATTGAGTATGATTTAAAAGACGAGTTGATACGTCAGACGATTATGGATACTCAAGAAGATGTAGAAGAAATAAAAGAAACTATTGATAAAATAGACGAAAGATTGTACGAGATACAAAAACAAAAATAGTATGAAATACTTAAATATAATTTTAATTTTAATCACATTTAATTCATTTGGTCAAGAGTGGATAATAGATGATAACTTTGATAGTAAGATAAATGAAAAGCAAGCTTTTGGTGATGATCAAAACAAACCTGTTATTGTAGAGTTTTACGCTAAGTTTAATGACGCAAATAAGTTTGAACAATGGTCTGAGTTGAAAGATGTTATATATTATAGAGCAGATATAGCTACGTGCCCAGCTGCTAAAAAAAAATATAAGGTACGTATGGCCCCAACATTAATTATATTTAAAGACGGTATAAAAGAAATTGTTTTTAAAGCAGGACTAGACTTAATGTTACCGGCAGATTTAAATGAAATACAAGAAGCGGTTGATGAGGTAAATGCCGCGAGTCAATTTTAAAATGAAAAAAAGAAAATTAAATAGTACAAATCCTAAATATTATCCTGTAAAGGAAGAAGAAGTAAAAGAAAAAAAAGAATTAATAGCTACAATACGTAAAGGCAGAAATAGAAATATACGTGTCTATGCTGTGTTTAGCGAAATAGAATAATTATGGCTTATATACAACCAAGAAACATGTTCTTATATAAAAAAGAAGATAGTGATATATCTATTGATCCTAAGAACAAAGGAAAATTTACAGCATGGGTAAAAAAGAATATGCCCGGCAAAGACAATTGTGAAGCAGCTAACGCTGTTATGAGAAACAAAGATGAATACTCAGGTAGCGTAGTTAAAATGGCTAACTATGCTAAGAACTTTGGGTGTAGTAAAAAATAATATGGATAGAATTAGTAAACATATAACCTACGCAGAATCAATACATTCAAATACAGCTAAGCGTAGAGGTATAGATAATACACCTAATCCAACACAGGTTGAAAACATGAGGCTAACAGCTGAAAAAATATTTGAACCATTAAGAGAGTGGGTTGGTGGACCTATAAAAGTTAATTCTTTTTTTAGATCACCAGAGTTGAATACAGCTATTGGTGGGTCTAAGACGTCTCAACATTGTAAAGGACAAGCAATAGATGTAGACGATGTATATGGTTATAAAACAAATGCAGAGATGTATACATGGGTAAAAGAAAATTTAAATTTTGATCAAATGATATGGGAGTTTGGAACAGACATGAATCCTAACTGGGTGCATATATCATACGTATCAGAAGAAGACAACAGAAACAGATGTTTAAAAGCCTATAAAGATGATATGGGTAGAACTAAATATAAAGTAATATAGTTATGGGATATAAAATGGAACCAACAACGCCATTATTTGGCAAGATCAGCGGTCCTTGTAAAGCTGCTGCTAAAAGAAAGTTTGATGTTTGGCCTAGCGCTTACGCTTCTGGATGGGGTGTAAGATGTACTAAGGCTGGTGGACCAAGTAAAATGGGTAAATCTAAAAAGAAAAAGAAATGATATATTCTGGCAACTCTCCATTCATGAAGAAAAAGAAAAGTAAAGTAAAGGGTGGAGGAACTAAAAAGGTTTGTTTACCTGCTGCTAAAGTAAGATCAATGAGTAAAGCTGAAAGAGCTAAAGTTGTTAGAGCTAAAGAGTCTGCTGGTAAAAAAGGAAAGTATAAAAGATCAAGTAAGTCTAATGTTAAAGGTGCTCGTAAAAAAGGAGCAACACTAAGAGACTGGTTTGAAAAAGAAAACTGGATTAACGTTAAAACAGGAAAGCCTTGCGGCGATTAATATTATGGCATATAAATTACCACCGATTTTAAAAGTAGATAAGTCTACTTTAAAATGTAATAAACCTAGAAAAACACCTGGTCACAAAACTAAATCACATATAGTTAAAGCTTGTGAAGGAGGTAGAGAAAAAATAATTAGATTTGGTCAGCAAGGAGTAAGTACTGCTGGTAAAAAGACTGACGCTAAGTCAAAAGCAAGACGTAAAAGTTTTAAAGCGCGTCACGCTAAAAATATTAAAAAAGGTAAAATGTCCGCTGCATACTGGGCAAATAAAGTAAAATGGTAAGGAACAAATAAATAATGGGCGTACCATACCCAAATGTTCCTGTAACCAAGGGAGGCTTAATCGGCCTCCCTTTTTTTTATCCATCACACGCCACGCACTCTTCCATAGCCTTAGCAGCTATGTCTCCACGTAGTACTGATTCAGTTCTCATATAGTATAATGTTTTAATTCCTTTTTTCCATGCGTCTAAATGTACTTGATTAATCCATTTAGGATCTGCTTGAGATGGAAAAGCTAGATTTAAACTTACGCTCTGATCTATATACTGTTGGCGTATACCAGCTTGTCTTACTAATTCTAACTGGTTTATTTCTTTAAATGTTTTAAATACTTCTTTGGTATCTTCGTCTAATTCTTTTATATCCTGGACCGAACCACCATCTGCTAATATTTTGTCCCATACTTCTTTTGTATTTAATTTTAATTTGTCTAACACTTTTTCTAGTGTAGGATTTTTTCTTATGAATGTTCCTTTAGCCGACTGCTCCGTGAATACGTTTGCTGCCCAAGGCTCGATTCCGGGAGAAATATTTCCAGACAATTTGCTATTAGATACAGTGGGAGCAATAGCACGTAGATGGGTATTGCGAAAGCCAGTACCGACACACCAAAGAGGTTCTCCATAAACATCAGCAAGAGCCATGCTAGCTCTTTCAGACTCGATTTTAATTTGACTAAAAATTCTTCTTGTTTCATATTGTGATAATAAACCCTCAAATGGTAAACCTTTTTCTTGTAAATATGTATGCCAACCTAATACACCAAGACCTAATGCTCTACCTTTTTCAGCAGCTCTTACAGAATTTTCAAAACCTTTTCTGTATTTAGATCTTTGTATAAACTCTTCTAGCACTCCATCAAGAAACCATATTGAGTCATAAATAATATTTGTATTTTTCCATTCGTCATACTTAGCTAGGTTTAAACTAGATAGACAACAAACGAATGAATGATTTTCATCGGTATGTAATGTGATCTCACTACATATGTTTGTCATGTGTACTTTTAAAGCGTTGTCTTTGTAAGCCGCTGGATTTTGTTTGTTAGTGTTACCCTTAAAAAGTATATAAGGTTCTCCAGTCGCTTTACGTTTTTGCAATAGCTTTCCCCACTTCTGTCTAGCTTTTTTATCCCCGCTAATAAGTCTTCGCATGAATTTATCGCCGACGACAGCGCATTGATGTAAGTTGAGCGATTGTCTGTTAACGTCTCCTTTAGGTTCTCTAATCTCGAGCCACTCTTCAAAATCGGGGTGATCAATGTTAATGTTAACTGATGCAGCTCCTCGTCTGACAGATCCTTGATTAGTGGCAAGTATTGTGCTATCGTATATTTTACAAAAAGGCACAACTCCGTCGCTTGTTCCATTACCTGTTATTTTTGCACCGGCGGGTCTGATTTGATTTATACCGATACCAACTCCACCGCCGTGTTTAGCGAGTAGCATCATCTCCAAATTTTTCTGACCAATGTCAATAATACTGTCAGCAACGTCAATACCAAAGCAAGAAATAGGAAGCCCACGATCAGTTCCAGTATTTGAAAGAACCGGAGAAGCAAGGCATAACCAGCCCTTCCATATGTAATCAAAAAATGTTTCAGCATACTCTGGTTTTTTTAAACGTTTAGCTACAGTAGTAGCAACTCTCATATAAGCTTCTCTAGGTGTTTCACCATTATATAAATAACCTCCACCTATAGTTTTCTTATATACCTCTGTGTCACCCCAACTTGGGTAGTCCACACCTTTAACCCAATTGTTATTCCACATCTTTTTCAGTAATTATTCTTTTTTCTTTTTGTTTTAATTCTTCTACAAGTTTAGTCCACTCATCTTTACCTATGTGTAATTGAAAAGCTGTTAGTGTTCCTTTACATAATGTTTCATTAGCGGAAACTTGTTTTAATAAATGGCTAACAACATTTGTTAACGCATCTATTTTCTTTTTCATTTCTATTAATTTACTTTCTTTCATGTCTACCAAATATCTTCAAAGTCTTCGTTTTCATTTGCTTTACTATAGTCAGTTGGCCTAATAGCGAAAAAATCAGTATGAGTATGACCACCTGTAAGATGATAAAACCAATCAAGATTCGCAGCAGCTTCTTCATCGTAATTAAAAAAGCGTCTTTTATCCGTATAACCAAGCTCAACAAGTTTTTCATTTGTTCTTTTTCTAATAAATTGTTTTAAATCGTTTGATGATAAGTTTTCTATATCACCCATCTCAAACATTTTGTCTATATATTTTTCTTCTAGCTCTAACATAATTTTAGCAGCTGAATATATATCTTCTTTACACTCTTGTTTTAGATCAGGTATTTCATCACACATATGTCTAAACAATTGACAACCCATACGGCTATGTAATGACTCATCTCTTACAGACCATTTCATTTGTTGACCTATTCCTTTGAGAAGATTACGAAGTTGAAAACTATATAGAACAGCAAAAGCGCTATACAAGCTAACTCCCTCAGCAAAGGCTGAAAAGATAGCCAAGCTACGGCCAATGCCCCGTGGATCAGTACCGTTATAAGCAACCAGATTATCAAATCTATCAGCAGTCGCCTCTTCATGTAAAAACGCTTCAAAGTTTTCCAGTCCCAGTGTTTCATTTAAATAACTATAAGCTACAGCATGTATTGTTTCTTGTGAGCCGAACATCATAGCCATCTGCTGTATCTCATGTTTTGGAAACCATGATACGACTTTTTGTGTCCAATAATCAGACACCGCACACTCTGTTTGTGCAAATCCTAATAATATATTACCTACTAAATTTTTTTCTGCATCAGTAAGCTTTTCGTTCCAGTCTTTAACATCACCCGACATAGGTATTTCTGTGTGTAACCAGAAAGCTTGTGCTTGCTTTAACCAACCTTCATTATAATATATTGGGTATTCAAAAGGTTTATAAGGTATTCTTTCTTTAAATAAACTCATTTTAATTATAAGGCATTTCAAATGCTATATCTACAAATGGTAGATACAACACATATGTTAATTGTTTTTCTTCTTCATAAGCTCTTATACCGAATAATATACCCGGATAAAAACCTATTGACAAAGACCAGTTCCATTTTTCTTTATCCATAAACTTTAATATTGTATTGGTCTTGATAACCAACTAGTTCTTTATATTTTACTTTTCCTCTTTGTTCCCACGACCATTTAACCCACTTGTCAATTTGTCGTTCTGCATATTTTTTCCTAGCTATTATTTTAGATAACTTAGGATTAACCTTACTGTTTCGTCGCATTCCTTTTGATTTTGTGGTTTAAATAGTATCGTGTTAGGATAATTTTTTACTACATATTTTTTAAATAATTTCCAACGTAAAGGAAAAGACTCGTTAGCTCTACCTTTACATTCAATTATAAAACTATAATCAGGACAAATAAAATCAGGAGTATATTTAATTGGTAATATTTTTTTTCTACCACGTTGTTTAAACTCTCCTTTACCATTTGCCGTACGTTCGTATGAAGCATTGTTAAACATATAGTCTTCAACTACTTCAAACGTAGCACCTTCATATGTAGCTTTTATCTTAGCTTTTTTAAGCGCTTGATACATATAACGCTCAAGACCTGAGGCAAATTTAATACCATCATATGTTACTTTTTTTGCCTGTACAGGTCCGCGTTTTTTTCTTTTATAGATCTTCTTCTTCATAATGTAATCCGTCATTACCGTTTTGACCTATAATGTTCATTCTATTTAACATACATTCTTCTACTTCATCTCTTAAACATTCTCTGGCTGCTTGTATATACAACAACGCATCCATTATTTCTTCTTGTACATCAATTAAAAAATCATTGAGATCTTTGTCTTTGCCCTCGACCTCTTCCATCATCATTGCACCGTACTTAGCTTGACCAATCAGACTACGTTGGTCTATCTTTTCGATTACTTTATGTACGATTTTATCGTCTGTTTTTACTACGTATTTATTCATCTTTTACAAATGTTCCGTTAATCATTTTACCTTTTCGTTTTGAAATTACATCGTAAGCATCAGCAATACATGTTTCTATGTGTGTACCGTGTAGATGTGCTAGGTTTGTTAATACTACAACCATATCACCAATAGCGTCATTTATTTCATCATGATCGTTATTTAGCAATGCTTGAGCTAATTCACCTGCTTCTTCTTGTAACTTTACATATTGTATAATTGTATTACCTTTATCATACAAGCCTCTGCTTTCTGCCCATTGTCTAATATTTTCAAACATTTTAAGAGGTTTTTTACTGCATTTAATTGCTGGTTTATATATTGTATCATCACCCCATAATTCAGGAGTTTTAAACCATTTAGCAAATGCTTTATTATATACATAACACCTGTTTTCATTATACATAGATGTTTTAACGTTTTGCATTATCCAACGTATAGAATCTAAATTAAGTATACAATCACCGTGATCTGTATTCCATTTAAATCCTATATTATCCATTAAATTACCTTTTAGTTTTTTAACAGGATATGGAAACGTAGTAGTTTGTTCTGTTACGTTTATATTCATTTTATTTAATTTAACTAATTCATTATATTTCTTACGGTCAACTTTGTAGCCATAAGACTTTTGAAGTTCTATCTCTTTCTCTGATATATAATTTATATCATCGGACTGATCAAGAACTTC